TATAATTACTAGTTAAAGCATTAATTTGATTGCTAACATTCAAAGTATAATTACTTAAATTAGTATTAGAAGTTGTTAAATTATTTGTTAAAAGATTACTAATATTGAAACCATAGTTACTTAAATTAGTATTAGAAGTAGTTAAATTATTTCTTAATAAATTACTAATATTAAAAGCATAATTACTTTGATTAAGATTTGAAGTATTTAAGATATTTGATAATTCAACAGAATTATAAATAATACTATTAGTTGTCAAATTTGAATTTAATAATAAAATATTACCTTTTATTGTTCCTGATGATGATAAATTACTTGTTGTAATATTTGAATAAACTGTTAAATAATTAGTATTAACATTATTTGATGAATCACTTGCTTTAACATATATGTTATTTAAATCGAGACCATTTTGACTAAATGAACTAGCATTTAATGGACCATTTACAGATAAAGCATAATTTGACGATGAAATTATGCCTACTATTACAACTGACGGATCATCCTGCCAAGATATATCGGTTGTAATATTCATATATTTCTCTTTATATTATTACTAAAATAAAAAATCTGTTAAAATACAAATTACATTTGTATTTTGTGTTCTTGAAACTAGTGAAATATAATTAAAATTTGTTGTTTGTAATAAAAATATATTTCCATCAGTAATTTTATTTAAATAATAATTGATTGGAAAACCAATAGCACACAAATTTACATTAGATGTATTTAATAAACTAGTATATACATCATATTGTATAACATTTGGTGGTTTAGTAATATTCATTGTGTTAAAAATTGTAGATGTTTCAAAACATCTAACTCCAAATATCCTATATGGATTTGAATTTACAGAATCAAATTTAATATTTGTATAATTAGTTAAATTAATATCATGTTTATAATATGTATTTCCATTTAATATTATAGGATTTGTACATTGACATAAAAATCCTAATTTTTTTTGTATATTAGCGTTATTTGTTAGCAAATTACTTATAATATTTGATGAAACATATGTTGAAGATGCTGTTGTTATTGTTAAATATTTATTAATTAAATTTACACCACTTTCTTGGAGATTACTAACAGCATTAATACTATTGGAAGAATTTATTGAACCTCCAACATTTAACGAAAAGTTTGAATTGATAGTTGTTCCAATAGCTAAATTTGAATTAATAGTTAAATTAGATGTAATAATACCACCATTTAATGGTAAATAATAATTTGATGCTGTAACAGATGTTAAATATTTATTAATTAAATTAATACCGCCTTCTTGGAGATTACTAACAGCATTAATATTATTAGAAGAATTTATTGAACCTCCAACATTTAACGAAAAGTTTGAATTAATATTTGTTCCAATAACTAAATTTGAATTAATAGTTAAATTAGATGTAATAATACCTCCATTTAATGGTAAATAATAATTTGATGCTGTAACAGATGTTAAATATTTATTAATAAGATTTACACCACCTTCTTGGAGATTACTAACAGCATTAATATTATTAGAAGAATTTATTGAACCTCCTACATTTAATGAAAAGTTTGAATTAACAGTTGTTCCAATAGCTAAATTAGACGCAATAATTAAATTAGAATTAATAATACCTCCATTTAATGTTAAATATTTATTAATAAGATTTACGCCGCCTTCTTGAAGATTATATAATGCGGAAATATTACTATATGAATATAAATTGCCATTGATTAATAATTTATATAAAACAGTTGAACTTGTCCCAATACCAACATTTCCATTAATTGTTAAATTACTATTTATAATACCTCCCGAACCTAGAATAAATTGATTAGAAGCATTAATAATACTTAAATATTTATTACTTAAATTTATACCAGATTCTTGAATATTATTTAAAGCATTAATGTTATTAGATGAAATTATTGAACCATTAACATTTAATTGATACAAGGGATTTATTTGTGTTCCAATTGCCAAATTTGAATTAATAATTAGATTAGATGTTATTGTTCCACCAGAAAGTAATAGAAATTGATTAGAAGCATTAACAATACTTAAATATTTATTTGATAAATTTATTCCACTTTCTTGTAAATTTGTTAAAGAATTTATAATACCATTTGCTGTTATATTATTATTAATATTAGCATTATTTAAAATTAAAATGTTTGAAGTTGTAATTAAATTACTGTTGATTATATTACTTGTTTGTAAATTTGATGTTATTGATAAATTACAACAATTAATATTTATTGAATTCAAATTACTGGTATTTAGATTATTTGTTGTTATTAAATTACTGGTATTTAGATTACTACTAGTTATTAAATTATTGACATTTAAGTTACTTGTAGTTATTAAATTACTAGCATTTAGATTATTTGTATTTATTAAATTACTTGTATTTAGATTACTTGTGGTTATTAGATTACTAACATTCAGATTACTAGTAATTATTAGATTACTAACATTCAGATTACTAGTAGTTATTAAATTACTAGCATTTAGATTATTAGTAGTTATTAGATTACTTGTATTTAGATTACTAGTAGTTATTAAATTACTTGTATTTAGATTACTAGTAATTATTAAATTACTTGATAATAAATTAGATGTATTTAAGGAAACTGATGATAAAAGATTAGTAATTAAATTAACAGATGTTAAATTATTTGTATTTAAGTTAATTGTATTTAGATTAAAAGTTGTTAAATTATTAGAATTAAAGATATTAAAACTATTAATATTTGTTAAATTTAAATTACAAGATTGAATTAGGATTGGTTGATAGATACTTATAGCATTTTGTTGAGTCAAATAAATAGAAGATAATGTCGATCCATTTTCTATAAATGTCTTAGCATAAATATTAAAATAAGCTGCTAAATTCGATGTAATAATATTAGATGAATTTAAGTTACTAGAATTTAAATTTGAAATATTAATATTACATGAAGAAATTAATAAAGGCTGATAAATATTTGAAGCATTATTTAAAGTTAAATAAATATTTGATAATACATTTCCATTTTCATTAAAAACTAACGCATTAACATTACTAACATTTAAATTACTTGCTATAATATTTGAAGTTATTGATAAATTTGATGAATTCAAATTAGAAATATTTAAATTACATGATGAATTTAATAAAGGTTGATAAATAGTATTTGCGGCATTTGAAGATAAATATTTAGATGATAAAGATAACCCATTTTCTATAAAATTACTTGAATATATATTTGAAGTAATTAATAAATTATTAGCATTTATATTACAATTAACATTTAAATTTGAAATATTTAAATTACACGAAGAAATCAATATGGGTTGATAAATTGTATTTGCTAAATTTGATGTTAAATATTTTGAAGATAATGCCAAACCATTTTCAATAATATTTGAGACATTTAAATTTGATAAAATTGTTAAATTACTTGTTCTTAAATTATTTAATATTAAATTACATGATGATATTAAGTTTGATTGATAAATTAAAGAAGCATTAACCTGAGTTAAATATTTAGATGATAATGAAATACCATTTTCAATAAAATTAGATGATATTATATTTGAAGTTGATATTAAATTACTTATAGTTAAATTACTTAATGTTAAATTACAAGATGATATTAGATTTGATTGATAAATTGAAGAAGCATTAATTTGACTCAAATATTTAGATGATAATGAAATACCATTTTCAATAAAATTAGATGATCTTATATTTGATGTCGTTTCCAAATTATTAATTTGTAATAAATTAGCTATTAAATTATTAATATTTAAATTACATGAAATATTTAATAATGGCTGATAAATTATATTAGCGTTATTTAAAGTTAAATATTTTTGAGATAAAGAAACACCATTTTCTGTAAAATTAGTTGCTATAATATTTGAAGATACAATATTTGAATTAACATTTAAAGATGATGTTATAGTTCCTCCTGATAATAATAAGAAAGTGTTTGAAGACGAATCTTGTGATAAATATTTACTTGAAATATTTATACCATTTTCTTGTAAAGTAGAACAATTGATTATATTTGATGAAAATATTGAACCTCTCACAGTGAGCATATAATTTAGATAATTGCCAGCAGTAATTCCAATTCCAATATAACCATTATTGGTATAATAAACATTTCCATTATTATAAATCCAATTATTTAAATTAGATAAATTTGGTGAATTTAATATATTTTGATAATTCAAATTAGATAACTTACTACCATCGCCAATAAAGTTAGAAGCAATGATTGTATTAGAAATATTAAGATTAGAAGCATTAATATTACCATAAACATCTAATGAATAATTTAAATTAGGTTGATTTGTTGAAATACCAACAGTTCCTTTATTATAATAAATATTAACAGATGAATTTTGTGAATAATTCCATATATTTGTAGAAGAATTTATATAATTAGCAATTAAATTACTTAAATTTGATACTGAATCATTACAACTACCAGATAATAATCCTGTTAAATCAATTGATATATTTGAACCATCTTTTAAGAAAAGTGGAGAAGTACATTTAATTTTATCTTGTTTTAAATTTAATTGGTTTGTATTAACAAAATTACAATTATTTAAAATATTATTGATACCCGAATAAGGTACATATGTTGATAATTGATTTGTAACAAAATTTGAATTAACATATAATGGTTGTAGTAATTGATAACCATATATTTGAATACTAGATAATGCCAATTGAGTACTTGTAGCAGTATTTGTTAATAGTTTATTAAAAACAAAACCAATATAATTATAAGTTAAATTTGAAATATTTTGTATATTTTGTTGATAATAAAAATTACTTGAATCATCTGTATTATATGCGTATGATCCTTTTTGTACAGATGATATTTGAAAGAAATTTGAGCCATCTCTTGAACCATAACATCTCCAATCACCGGGTGCACTATTTACATTATTTGATGTATAATATAATATATATTTAGACATAATTATATATGATGGCAATTGTAAAACAATATAATCACCATAATAATTATCATTAGTTAAACAAAAATTTGTAGTTGCTACACCATTTTTATAATTATCACTTCCCCAATAAGTATTATATATTGATAAATAATTAAACAATAAATATTTATTTGAAATAATAATATCATTTCCTAAATTACTTGCTATATTGCTAGTAATATTACTAGCATAATTACTAGATGTATTACTTGCTAAATTACTCGAAACATTAGTGCTATAATTACTTCCTATATTGCTATTATAATTATAAGTAAAATTTGCTATTAAATCGTTTGTTAAATAATTATTAAAATTACTTGTAAAAGCATTTGCAAAATTAACAGAAAAATTTTTAGAAGCAGCTGGAATATATGAACCAGTGCTTGATGAAAAAATATTATAAGTACCATTACCATAAGTTAAATTTGGATTATTAACAATTAATTGTTCTGAATAGCAATTACAACAAAAATCAGGTAAAGGCGGAGATGTTGAAAATGTGTTATTAGTTATTACCGAATTATAGATAGTTGTAGGAAAGATATATTCATTTGTATAAATATTAGAATTTGTTGTAAGATTATTAATGAATTGTTGATTTGTATAATTAAATAAAACATTTGAAGAAATAAATAAATTATTTAATGAAATTTTTCCATATATTTCAACAGCTGCTAAAATCAAAGATCTAGCAGTTGTTTTATATAATTTACTAAAAACAAAACCAATATAATTATATGTTTTTGAAAATGTTATAGGTAATACTTTTTCATAATAATAATAAGTTACACTATTAATAACATCATTATAAACATTATTTGCTAATATAAATGTTGAAGGAGATGAAGCTTCATTTATTGTATAATAATTAATACCATCATAAGAACCATAACATCTCCAATTTAAAGGAAAATTATCAGCATAAAATGATTTTGTATAAAATCTATATTTTGTCATTAAGATATTTTTTGGAAATTTTATAACAAAAAAATCACCATTATAGTTATCATTTATATTAAGATATGAAGGAGGTCCAACATATACACAAGGGGAATTATTAGTAGATAAATAATTACTTGCCCCCCATTGAAAATTTTTTTTTACAGTATTAGGAGAATTAATTAAATTATCAATTAAACTATAACCAAAATTTAAACTATTATTATTACTACTTGAAACATAAATATTATAATTACCATTTGTATAAGGATTTTGATCATTTGTTGCGTTTATGCTATATCTATAATTTTTAAATCCAAAATCATTATATGTAATAAAATTACTTGAAATATCTGATAATGTAAATGAACTCGATGGTAATTTATATTCAAATGTTAGAATATTACTATTAAAAGCGAAAAGATTATTAATATTATCTATAAAATTACTACTAATATTATAATTAACATAATTACTTGTTGTAAAAATATTACTTGCTGTATTTGATGTTATATAAGGAGTTAAACTTGAATTTAATAAATTACTAGTATCAATTGATGATAAAATATTAATATTATTACAATATAATGATGTTGCGTTAATGCTTCCATTGATATCGAGATTATAATTAGTTATATTTGTATTTATACCAACACATCCATTTGAATTTATAACTAATGAATTTGAACTAGCATTTGAATTAATATAAAATTGTGAAATAATATTTGAATTATTTAAATCATAATTTCCAAAATTAAAATTATTAAAATTATCATAACCAAATTTAAATAAACTATTAGATCCGCAAATAATCATCGAATAGTTACAATTATTTAAACTACCAATTTGAAGATCTGCTAATGGATTTAATGTATTTATTCCAATATTACAATTAACATATAAAGTATTTGTTAATATTAAATTAGAAACATTTAAATTTGTTGTATTAATATTTGAAGAAGTTAAACTATTACTATTAAAAATATTTAGTGATTTTATAAGATTTGAAATTCTTAAATTACTGGCATTTATATTACTTACATTTAAATTATTACTAATATTTAAATTACTCGCATTAATATTACTAGTTGTTAAAAGATTACTAATTGTTATATTTGATGTTAATAAATTTGAATTAACTGTTAAAAACCGAGTAACTATATTACTTCCTGAGATTAAATTACTTATATTTATATTACTTCCTGAGATTAAATTACTAATATTTAAGTTACTTCCTGAAATTAAATTACTAACATTTAAATTACTTGCTGAAATAAGAGTATTAATATTTAAATTACTTCCTGATATTAAATTACTAACATTTAAAGCGTTAGTTCTTATTAAATTACTTGTTATTAAATTATTAACATTTATTGAGTTTCTAACATTTAAAGAATTACTTAAATTTAAATTACTGCTAAAAATATTGCTATTAACAGTTAAATTACTCGTAATTATATTACATGATGCTATTAAATCAGTTGCATTTAAGTCATTGACAGTTGTTAAATTACTTACAAATAAATTATTAGTTGTTATTAAATCAGTCGCATTTAAATCATTGACAGTTGTTAAATTACTTACATATAAATTATTAGTTGTTATTAAATCAGAAGCATTTAAATCTATTGTGCTAATTAAATTAGCAACTGATAAATCATTAGTATTTATATTTAAAGCTAATAATGAAGCATTTGTATTAATACTTCCATTAATATCTAATGAATATTGTGGAGATGTTTTACCTATACCAATGAAACCATTATTAGATATTATTAATGAATTAGCTGGTGCGTTTGAATTAATATAAAATTGATTAAGCCAAGTAGAAGTTCTTGTATCAAATCCGCCTATTATAAAATTATTGTAAGCATTTAAACCAATTTTAAACGATAATGTTGATTGTGAATATTTAGTTGATAATAAAATAGCTCCTTGTTTGCTTTGATCACTTAATGAACCAATATGTAATAATTCTAACGCATTATTAGTTCCAATACCAATTCGATTATTCAAATTATAAATTGTATTTAAATTTGAATTCCATCCTCCAATTGTAGAAACATCTAAAATATTACAATTATTAGATGTTAAAAATGGATAAGAATAATTAAAAGTAGGTAGATTTGTCAATGTATTGTAATTAACATTACTTATATTAAATCCATTTCCTGACAATAATTGGTTTTTAGAATTATAATCTATACTTTCTTTAACAAAATTTGAAGTAGCAACAGAAACTATATTATTATAATTAACACCTTTAATATATAAATCATCTGTTGTATTTAAGGTGCCATCGACATTCAATTGAAAATAACTATTATTATATCTTGTAGTATTTGTGCCAATACCAACACCATGAGGTGTAATGGATAAAGAATTATTCAAAGATGTTTTATCTATTGTTAGAATATTCGAATTATCATTATGACCAATTAATAAATAATTATTATAATTATCAAACCCTAATCTAAATTTATTTTTAATAATTATATTATTATCATCAAAATAATCATCAATTGATAATACAATTGAACAATTTAAAGAATTATTAGTATTTGTATTAAGATGTAATAAACTTAAAGGTGATGTTGTGCCAATACCAACATTACTCTGTAAATTATATAAAATATTATTTGTTTCATTAATCCATCCAAATGCGTTAGAATCAATTGTTATTTCATTTGTTAATTTATTAGATGAAAAAGGTGTATTAAAAATATCTTTATTATTAATGATACTTGTATTAACTTCATCTTTTTTATAATATTCAGATAAGTCTATTGATAAAATATTGCTACCATCTTTTGTTGTAGTTCTACTATTTGAATTATCTAAAATCAAAGGATAAACTGAATATAACTTATTATATTTAATTTTATTAAAATCTAAATCAGTTATATTACCACCTAAACCGTATAAAATAGTTGAACTTGTCAAACCAGAAACAGAGCCACCACTAAGTTTTATTTTTTGACCTTGTTCCATATTAGCGTCTATTAAATATTTAATAATATAAAAATATTAAATAAAAAATGATTATTACAAAATCATAATTTTATTGTAATGTCTACTGAATATAACAAAGTTGTAAATCAATTCATTGAAATTTTATTATATGATATTGATATAAAATTTCATGAATTAAAAAAAAATAAATTAGATGTTCATACTGCTGATAAAATATTTGATAATTTTTATGAGAAAAAAATAAATGAATATAATAATAATTTAAAAATGGCTAAAAAAATTTATTTATGATGTTGAACCAAAACCACCTTCATTTCTTTCAGTTGAACTTAAAGAATTTTCTTCTACTTCAAAAATATTTGGAAATACTTGTTTTCTTATAATCAATTGACAGCATTTGAATGGAAATACAATATCAGGAGCATCATCGCAAATTTTTGTTAATGCTACCATTAAATTACCTCTATAATTATTATCAATAATTCCGATATTATTAGATAAAATATAACCAAATTTGCTTATTGAACTGCGAGGAACTATTTCAGTATAATATCCTTCATCAACTTCAATCTTGATACCAGTATCATACAAACTTGTTTTGGAATTAAAATCTTTTATTTTATTTATGATTGTTAAGTCAAATCCAACATCTTCTTCAAATGCTTTCGAAGGAATAACAGCATCTTTATGTGTCTTAAAAACTTTAATGGTTGGATTATTGTTTTTTACTTTATATAAAATTTCGTTTTTAATATAAGAATTTAAAAGTGTGATATCATTATTATCATACATAAGTCTATTAAATTTAGTATAACTATTTTCTTTTTTATAAACGATATAATTATCAATAATTTCATGTTTAATATTAATAAATTCTAATATTGAATTTAGAATAGGCTTGATAATATCATTATTAAGTGGAATCTTATCAAAATTACTTTCATAAACACCTCGAATAAATGCAATTTTTAATTCTCTTGAAAAATTATCAAAATCATTAATTGAATTTTTGATATTATTTAATGTGATTTCATCTGATATTGAAATAATATAATTCTGATCAATATTATCACAAAATTGTTTAAGAATTGATAAGATATATGGATTTACTCTTAAACAAATAAGACAATTATTATTTTTATTTACAAGACCAAGAATATAGGCTTTTTCAATTGTATCAATATTTAAGAAATAATCTTCTCCCATTTTTGATTATATTTATTAAATTATTTTTATATATTATTTTTTATGAATCCATTGGGGAACTGGTAATCTTTATATTACAATAATCAACGGGATTACTTCTATAATCATATTTTGTATAAACGCCTATATTTATAGCTTCTGTTAATAATTCTTTGAAAAATTGCCAAAAAGCATCATCATGACCAACTGTTTCATTACCAATATGACTTAATTCATGAATACAAACAAAAGTTAGAACATTAATATCAACTAACTGACCATTAGTTCTTAAACATAATATTATTTCTTGACCTTTGTTTATAGTATAGCTTGTATAACTAGGATTATCAATACCTTCTTTGATAACATCTGGATTAAAATTTTTCTTTAATTGTTTAACTTTACTATCATTTGGAAAAGTTTTATACATATGATCAACAAGTAAAATTAATTTTTCTCTAACTTTTGCTATTAAATCCGCAGCATCTTGTGCGTCTGCTTTAATCTGAACATCATAATTACGATTATCAACCTTAGATACAATAGTTTCTATATTACTATAATAATGATATTGGTATATTAAAAACGCAAATATTAAAATTAAAGATATAATTATAATTGCTGTATTGTTTACTTCCATTCTATAAATAAAAAATGAAATTATTAATATAAAAATTAAATTATAAATATTATTAATGTGTAGCTATATTAAACCTGATTTTGAGGAACTAACAGATACTAAAAAAGAAATTAGTTTTCAAATTACTGATTGGTTTGTTCCAGAATCAGATAAAATTCAAATTGATTATTCAGAAGAACAACGCAAATATACAATTAATATTTATGGAAAAGATAAAGATGGTATTAGTATTTGTACTAAGGTAATTGGTTTTATGCCTTTCTTTTATTTGAAACCTCCTGAAAGTTGGGAGGAATTTGATGATAAGACTTTTAAATCAAAAGTAGGTCAATTAAAACTTAAATTGATGGATGAATCTTATGAAACTAAGTTTAAGACAAAGAAACGCATTATTTCTAAGTGTTATGAAAATCATTTGAAAGAAGTCTCTTATGAATATAAAAAAGATTTCTGGGGTTTTACTAACAATAAAGATTTCAGATATATTAAAATTACTGTAAAATCATTAGCATTATTTAATAATCTGAAATATTATTTTCAAGATAATAAAGAAGGTTTTAAGTTATGTGAAAGTAACATTGATCCATTCCTTAGATTTATTCATATTCAAAATATTAAACCTTGTGGATGGGTTAAGCTTCTCAATTATTCACTTGAAGATACTCCTGAAACTAGATGTGATTATAATATTACTGCTAATTGGACAGATGTAGTTCCTGTTGATAATAATTCGATTGCGCCATTAGTAATAGCATCATTTGATATTGAATGTTCGAGCTCTCATGGAGATTTTCCAGTTGCTATTAAGACTTATAAAAAACTTGCTCAAGATTTGTGCATGATTGCGAAAGCAAACTTAGATGATAAAAATCTTATTGATAATATTATCGCTGCTTATGAAAAAGATGTTGATATTAATGCTTTTTATAAAATCAATCAATTATATCCAAAGTCTAAATTGACAGAAAAACACAAGACTGCTCTAAGAGAAAGAGAAGAAGATTTGAGATTTGTTATGAATAAGATTAAGACATTGGCAATTAATGAAGATGACGATGACGATGAAAAAGAAGAAGACGATGATAAACCAAATACTGTTTCTGTAAAAGAAGCTAATGAGATTGAAGAATGTTTAAATAAGAAATTGAGTGAAATTCTGCCTGAATTAGAGGGTGATAAAATTATTCAAATTGGAACTACTATCCATATTTATGGCAGTGATAAGATTATTCATAAAAATATTGTGACATTAGATACTTGTGATGAAATTGAAGATGCGAAGGTTATTAGTTGTAAGACTGAGAAAGAATTATTATTAACTTGGAAGAAAGAATTGATTAATATTGATCCTGATATCATTATTGGTTATAATATCTGGGGTTTTGATATCGAATATATTTGGAACAGAACGAAGGAGTGTGGAATTACTACAAGATTTGCTACTGGCTTTGGCAAAACAATCACAAGAGAAATTAGTTTAATTGATCAAAAATTATCATCATCTGCACTTGGTGATAATACATTGAAATTATTTGATACTGATGGTATTGTTACAATTGATTTATTCAAGGTTATGCAACGAGATCATAAATTAGATAGTTATAAATTAGATAATGTTGCTTCAATATTCATAGGAGCAAATAAAGATGATTTGAAGCCCAATGAAATCTTCAACAAATTCAAGGGAACATCTGCTGACCGTTGTGTGATTGCTAAGTATTGTATTCAGGATTGTATATTGGTTAATAAACTACTTCATAAATTGAAAATTATTGAAAATAATAGTGGAATGGGTAATGTATGTTTAGTTCCTCTTAATTTCTTATTCAGACGAGGACAAGGTATTAAAATTTATTCATTGATTATTAATGAATGTATGAAAAGAGGCTTTATTATTCCTACGAAAAAATATGCTATTCAAGATATTGATATTGATGGTTATGAAGGTGCTATTGTATTAGAACCAAAAGAAGGTATTTATTTAGATGAACCTATTGTAGTATTTGATTATGGTTCTTTATATCCTTCATCGATGATTTCTAAGAATCTATCACATGACACTTATGTATTAGAAGACAAATATTTAGAAATTGATGATCCTAATGTAGAATTTGTTAAAGTTTCTTATGATTTATATGAAGGACTTGGAGATAAAAAACATAAAGTAGGTGTAAAAGAATGTACATTTGCGAAATATAAAGATGGAAGAAAAGGAATTATTCCTGATATTCTAACAGTTCTTCTTGATGAACGAAAAAATATTAAAAATAAAATCGAACATATGACTGTAATTAGAAAAGATGGTTGTGAAATTACTGGAATGATTGCTGAAAATAATGATACAGAAGTAATTATTATTACACCAGATAAGCATAAAATTAAAGTTCCTAAACCGGATGTTATTGAAATTAAAGATACTTATAATAAATTTGAAAAAGATATATTTGATGCCTTACAAGCGGCTTATAAGGTAACTGCTAATTCTTTATATGGTCAGATTGGCGCGAGAACATCTCCCATTTATTTGAAAGAGATTGCTGCTTGTACAACTGCGACTGGCAGAGAGATGATTATGATTGCCAAAGATTATGTAGAAACTAATTATAAGGCTGATGTAATATATGGTGATAGTGTAATGCCTTATACACCTATTACTTATAAATCAGATGATAAGATTTATATTAGCACATTTGAGAATATTGAAGGTCAATGGAAAGAATATAATAAATTTAAGTCAAATGATATTAATCGCACGAATAAAGAACAGATGAATCCTGATAATATGTCTGTATGGACTGATAAAGGTTGGGCAAAAGTAAGAAGAGTTATTCGACATAAGACTATTAAGAAGATTTATAGAATTACAACATCATCAGGACTTGTAGATGTTACAGAAGATCACAGTTTATTTAATTCAAATCGTGAAATTATTAAACCTTGTGAATGTAAAGTTGGTTTAGATTTGCTTCATAGTAAACCAGAAATTAAAGAATATGATAAAGAGAAGATTTATAATTTCATTGATAATACATTGGTTGAAAGTTGTTGTTATGAAGAACAGATAGTTGTAGCAAATACGCAAGTTGAGGCACAAGAATACTTCCTAATATTAGAATTATTGAATTATAATGTTAGTGTTGAATTTATGAATGATTGCTATATTCTTTCATACGTACCAATAACTAAAAAATCAAATTCAAACGAAATCAAGAAAATTGATGTATTATTTGATTTATATCAAGGTTATGTTTATGATATTGAAACCGAGAATGGGGCTTTTCATGGAGGTATTGGACACTTAATTTTAAAGAATACTGATTCAATCTTCTGTAAGTTTCCATTGAAAGATTCTAAGAATGAATTATTATTTGGGAAAGAAGCATTACCAGAGGCAATTAGAACAGGTAAGGATGTAGCTAAGAATATTGCTAGTATTATGCCTCCTCCTCAAAAATTGAATTATGAGAAATGTCTCTATCCATTTATCTTATTCAGTAAGAAACGATATGTGGGTAATTTATATGAATCTGATGTTAATCATTTTAAACAGAAATCGATGGGTATTGTATTAAAAAGAAGAGATAATGCTAATATAGTCAAAAAAATTTATGGTGGTATTATTGATATTATTCTAAATCAACAAGATTTAGAAGGTTCTGTTAGATTTCTTAGAAAAGAACTAAATAATTTAGTGAATGGTAAAGCAGACATTAAAGACTTGATATTATCTAAAACTTTGAAATCATCTTATAAAGATCCTACTAAAATTGCTCACAAGGTTCTAGCTGATAGAATTGGTATTAGAGACGCCGGAAATAAACCAGCTTGTAATGATAGAATTGCTTATATTTATATTAAAGTTCCAAATGCTAAATTACAAGGAGATAAGATAGAAACGCCTGAATTTATTGAAGAAAATAAATTACAACCAGACTATTTACATTATATTACAAATCAAATTATGAAACCAGTATTACAATTATATGCTTTATGTTTAACAGATTTGAGTGATTATAAAGAAAGTGAAGAATATTGGAATGAAATCGATGAAGAACTTAAAAAGAAACCAATTTATCAAGATGATATGAAACGAAAACGTAGATTAGATAATTTGAAATTGATGAAAGTTCAAGAAATATTATTTGATGAATTTATTGATCGTTTAAAAGAACCAAAAGAACCAAGAAAAACAGCTGCGTCAAAAAAGAAGGTTCAATCAATTGAACCTGAGCCAATGATTAAGATGATTACAAACGCAACAGGTGATATTAAAGTTATTAATAGTAAAGTTAAAGATGGTTTAACATATTCAGTAAAAATTATTAAAGATGGTAAGAATTTATATTCAAATGAAAATAAAGAAGGGATTAAAGATATTACAAAAGACAAATTATTGGATGATTTATTGTTAGAAACTTATAAGAAATTTAAAGATGTTGAAATTAAAATAGAAATTAAGATTAATTATAAAGATTATGTAAAGAAATTTAATCTGTTAGTTAGTAAATATGATGAATTTAAGAAAAGAGCTGCGGCATTTGATAGTAAAAATAATGACATTGGTTTAATTAAATTACAAAAAGAATTACAAAATAATTTATATATATTAGAAATTAGTGATAAGATTACACTAATTGCTTAAAAAGAATTGGATTGTTTTAAACGCTTTTGATTATGCAAATTATAATTATTAGTTTCTATGCTAATTTCATTAAATTTTATTAAATTGTAAATAATAATTTTATTTTTTTCTAATTGTATTGCTTGATTACCAATAACTTTAATATAATAATCATTTTCATCACTAATATCATTTTTATTATTTAAATCATAATATAAAGTAATATTGTCCAATTGTGTTAATATTGATATAAACATCAATATCATACATTGCGAATGTATTGATATAATATTTGAAACAATATTAATAACATAAGTTTTATAAATCCAACTTAAAATAAAAACAATACTTAATAATAATAATCCTTGTTGATTTGCCCCCATTTTATATATAAATATTAAAAATATAAATTATATCATTTTTTTAATAATATTTATTTCTATTTAAATATAAATATGGGTTCTGGTGGTAGTAAAGATATAGATTATGTAAATGATAGTAAACCACCTTTACAAATGAATGATAAACCTCCTAATCAAAAATCTTATACAACTATTCATGAAGGTTTTGAAATCTTTCGTGAAAATAAAAATAAAAATGATATTATTCAAATTATAACGATACTTCTATTTTTATTGTTGTTTATGAGGTTTAAATATATATAAGGATTATTTTATTTATAATAAATATGGGAGTGTAGTTCAACGGTTAGAGCACAGCTCTTATGAAGCTGAGACCTGGGTTCAACTCCCAGCACTCCTACTTTTTCTTTTTCTTATTTATAACATAATATGTTATAATTATCTAAATATTTCTTATATACCTCTGTATTAGGATAACTATTATTTCCTGGGCGATTTTGTATTCCCGGAATATGATTTTTGGCATAAAAGTATTTTGCATAAGCTAAGGCATCAGGTTCTATATGACCATATTTATAATCGTTTCCCCACGGCTTTCCTGAAAAATTAGTATCTCCACTATACAATCCAGCATTTAAATAATTTGGTAATTTGTCCATTATTATATATAAAGGAAAATAAATATTTAATATTATAAAAATGAGTGAAAAAGAATTTATAAAAGATGGTTTGGATAATGAAAAAATTGTAGAAATTATTAAAGATATAAGAAAAGAAATAGATATTGATGCCAGTGATAGTAATATTGATAAAATAAAAGCAAAACATAATTTCTTTGCTACAAGATATCCAGCATTATTTGATTTATCTACAAGAAAAGAAGAATTTAGCTGGGAAAATTTAAATTACTTCTTAAATATGAGAAATGATGTTATTAATGATAAATTGACAGCTGAAAAAGCTTCTGTTATTGTTGGTGAAGAATGGTTTAAAAAATATGTTAAAGTTGATGATAAACCAATGCAAGATCCTATTAAATTTGAACGAAGAACTAAATCTAAAAAATAATTAAAAATCATCATCATTAAAATCATAATCGTTATCATTATCGTTAATATCATTTTCTAAATCATATTCGTATTCATAATCATCATATTCATCACTATATTCATAATAGATATCATTCTTATTTTTCTCTTCTTCTTCTAATTGAAGTTTTAATGCGTATTGTTTATCAAGTTCTTCGTAATCAATTGGTTCTTTTGGAGGTGGATTGATAAACATATATTTATAATGATCTTCGACATCATCATCGCGTTTTTCAGGTTCATCAGTGAATGAATGAATTTTATTTGTTTCTTTTGGAATGAGATAATCATCTTTATAACTTCTCAAATAATATTCCATAAGTTTATTTCGATTTGTTTGTTGTTTTTGCTGTTGAACATAATAATTAATTAAGAAATTCATTCTGTGATTTAGAATATTATTTCTTAGATATTCATTAGTCATCATAAAAGTCGAATAACAGTTTAAATAATCATTTACATCATTATTATAAAGGAAATAACCGAAACTATTAAACATTTTAACAATCAGATTATTTATAATAATATATCATTTTTTTATTTAGTTTTATTAAGAAGAAAATAATGCCGTTAAATTCGGTTGATGAAAGATTAATTATTTTTAATAAAATTAATGGATATATTGATAAATATTTAGAAGAAGATAAAGATCCTTCAAAATGTTTAAATAAAAGAAATAATGAATTAAATTTTAGTGGAAGAATATTTTTAGATACTTTACTAAAAGTTTCATCATTATCAGGATCTGTTTATATATCACATATTGAAGATGATAAAGATTGTAAATTTATAACAAAAATTCAATTAAAAGATAGTGATTCAGAAGCAGATAATGAATTATATTTTTTAAATTTAATTAAAAATAAATTAATTTTAGAAAATGAAAAATATAAAACTTTTAATATTCATTTACCATTATTATATAATAATTTAGAATGTATTAATTATAATCCAGATGATAATATAATTACTATTAAAGAAGGTTCTGGATTAAGTAGTTTAAATTATTATTCAACATTTGTTGAAAAAGCTGATGGTAGTTTAGATGATTTTATAAAATATATTAAATTTAGCGAAGAACAATTATTTAATATAATAGCTCAATGTTTTATTGGTATATTTTCATGTCATAAATTAAATATTTTTCACAGAGATACTCATACTGGCAATTTCTTATTTTATAAAATTAAATATAATGACGATGAATATTTTGAATATAAATTAATTTCAAAAAATAAAAGTTATAAAATGTTATATTTAAAAAATATAGGATATAATTTTTTTGTTTGGGATTTTGGAAAAAGTCAAAAAATTAATAAAAATAATAAACCATTTACATATAATGACTATATAACTTTAATTTTGAGTATTTTTGATACATTAATGTCATATAATAAATCTTTGAATAATAGTCAAGTTTTATATCATCTTAGTGTATGTATTAATTATTATATCAGAAAAAATAATATATTTCAAATAATGTATGATGTTTTTAGAAATAAATATGAATTTGATTTTATACATGGAAGTTTACCAGATAATGCTAAAATTGTAAAAAGTATATCATTATATATATAGAATATGTTAGATAGTATTTATGATAGATATACTATTTTTATGAAAATTTTTAATCTTATTAAATCTGTATTAAATAATGATTCACAATGTTTAGTACCTTTAAAAAAAAAGGATTTATATTCAATTAATAATAAAATTATTTTAAAAAAAAGGATTGGTGAAAAATCTGTTTTTGGAACAATATTTTTATCATCAATAAAACCATTAAAATATAAATTTATAACAAAAGTTCAAGTGCACGATAGTATTGGTAAAAATGAATTAAATGTTTTGAATTATGTTAGAAGTTATGCTTTGAAAACAAAGAATTTTCATTTACCTTTATATATAATTAATTTTAATTGTAACAGTTATGATATTTTTGATAAACGTTTACCGCCTAATATAACAGGAAAATATTTTTATTCATATGATTCTACAATTGCTGAATTAGCAAATGGTAATATGAATGAATATATTGAATCGGTCTTTAAATCAGGTAAAAATATTTCAGAAAAAATAATAACAGCTATCAAACAATGTATAATAGCTTTTATGACAATACATCATTTAGGTATTTTTCATAATGATGCTCATTTAGGTAATTTCTTATTTTTTAAAGTAAAGAAAAATAAAGGTTATTATAAATATAATTATAATAATATTTCATTTTATTTAAATAATACTGGTGCTATTTTTGTAATTTGGGATTTTGGGAAAAGTAGACAAATAGAATCATCTGATAATATAATAAAAGATTATTCATATAAATTTTTTTATAGCATAGAAAGAATAATAAGAAAGATGTCTTTTAAATATAATATTCCTATTGAACAAAAATTAAGAAATTTTATATTATTAGCTACATCTGATTATAATATGTATTTGAACAATGATACTATAATAAAAAAAATATTTTTAGATGAAAATATAAATTCAGGCAAATTATTAGGAACTGTTGATTTGTTTTAATTTATGAACAATACTATTAATAATCTCTTGAACCTTATCAATATCTACATCTTTATTATGTTTATAATGAATATAAACATTGTTATTTTTAATAGTTAAAATAATACGATTATTAATTTTAAATTCTGTTATTTCAGCTATATATTTATAATTAATATCATTAGTACATGCGAAAGTATGCGTTGGTAGTTTAATTTCATTATATACGAATACATAAAATTCATCATTTATAATCTCTGTATTTTCTAATTTTCTTGTGTAAACATATTGACTATCATTTGATAAATCATAAACATAATTACAATTATTACGACAATAATAAGCATATTTACATTGCTTTGTTTTCTTAAAACTATTCTTTATTTTTCTTAGACTATTTTCGTTTATGAAAATATCCGATTTTTTCATTAAATATATTTCGATAATATTAGTATTATCTGTAATAAGTTTTTTAATATCAATCATAATTAAATATATTTGTTATTGTTAAATTCATTTTTTATTTATGGATTATTTGTAAAAAAATGAAATAATATAATAAGAAAAAAAATATGGAAGTCGATTATAAGTCATTGAATAAAAAGCAATTAGTCGAATTTTTATTAAATGCTGATAAATATTATTATAATACAGGAGAACCTTTAATAACTGATGATAGATATGATGAAATAAAAGAACATTTGAGGGCTATTGATAAAAAAAATGCTTATTTTAAAAGGGTAGGCGCTGACGTTGACAATAAAGTTAAATTGCCTTATTATTTAGGATCACAAGATAAAATTAAAGATGATTCCAAAATTCTTAATAAGTGGATAGCAAAATATAATGATCCAAAGTCTTATATTATAAGTGAAAAATTAGATGGAATATCATGTTTAGTTGTCTATAAAAGTGGAGATATTAAGATTTATACAAGAGGCGATGGATATTATGGACAAGATATAACACATATTAAAGATTATATTAATGGAATTATTTCAACTAAAATTCAAAAACATGATATTGTTGTAAGAGGTGAATTGATAATAAGTAGAGAAAATTGGGAAAAGATTAAACATGAAGGTTCAAATGCTCGTAATTTGGTAGCAGGTTTAATTAATTCTAAAATTTTAAAAAAAGATTTATTAAAATTTATTGATTTTATTGTATATGAAATTATTGAAGGTTCTTCTACAAATTTAGATGACCTAAAAAAATTTAATGTAGTTAAACATAAAGAAGTCAAAGATATATCAATTGATTTCTTATATAATTTATACAAAGACTGGAAAGAAAAAAGCAAATATGAGATTGATGGTTTAATAGTTAAACATAATAGTAATTATAAATTAAAGGCTGGTGAAAATCCTAAATATTCATTTGCCTTTAAATCATTAAATATGCAGAAACAAGTTGAAGTCGTTGTTAATGATATTGAATGGAATATTAGTAAAGATAAGTATTTAAAGCCAATTGTAAAATTCAATGAAATAGTTTTAAATGGTGTTAAGATTAAACAAGCGACTGGATTTAATGCGGATTTTATTGTTAAAAATAAGATTGGTGTAGGTTCAAGAATAGTTATTATTCGCTCAGGAGATGTAATACCGCATATAACAGAAGTTTTAAGTCCTTCTTTGAATAATAAACCATTAATGCCAGATTTGCCATTTATTTGGAATAAGAAAGATATAATTCTTGATGATATAAAGAAAAATAGAGAACAAGATATTAAAATTTTCAGTAGTTTTATGAAATCTTTAAATATAAAAGGAATAGGCGAAGGAATTATAACAAAACTTTATGATACTTCATATGATACACTTGAAAAGATAATTACAATAAGTAAAGATGATTTATTAAAGATTGATGGAATTAAAGAAAAAAGTGCTAATAATATAATTGAAGCTTTAAAAGATATTTATAAGAAAAATTGTCTTGAAATTATGTTTGCTTCGAATATTCTTGGGAGAGGTTTGGGAGAACGTAAATTAAAATTACTGATAGATGCTTATCCATATATATGTGAGAATCAAGAAAAAGCTTTAAAATTAACAAAAGAAGACATAATTAAAATTGATGGATTTGGTGATATTACTGCTGATGCCATTATTAAAAATTTAAAAGCTTTCTTAGATTTCTATAATTCAATCTTTACATCCAAAGTTGTTATAAAGAAAGATGAATACGAAGATAATAAAGAAGAATTAATAAATGATAAATATAAAGATAACACATATGTGTTTAGTGGTATTCGTGATAAAAAATTAGAAAAGATTATAATAGCAAGTGGAGGTAAAATAGGTAATATAGTCAATAAGAAGACTACTTTATTAATTGTTAAAAGTTTAGATGATGCCACAGTAAAAGTAGAAACAGCAAAGAAATATAATATTCCAATTATAACATTTGAAAAATTTATTAAATAATATTATTAAGTAAATAATGAGTTGTGAGAATATTAATAATAATGCTGATATTAAACAAGCAAGTTATGACGCCTTAAATAGTTTTTATGAAAATATATATAATGTATATAAAACACAATCTGATAGTATTATTTCAACACAAATAAAAAATGAGGCAAGTAATATATATAGACCCAAAAATAAAACTGAAATTTTTAGTGATGAATTTAAGAATGTGTATTCAGATAAGATAAATACTAATTTAAATAATATTGATTATGGACTATATAATTTATATTTATCAGATCCAAATAGTAATATTTATGCTAATTGTGTATTACAAACAGGTAATAAATGGTTTACAACAAGTTATGATTATAATAAATGTACAATTGTAGATAACATTGATTTACCTCGAACAATTGTTCAGAAAAATGATGCTTTTTTTACTAATTTTACAAGTAAAGATAAATCAAAACCAGCAAAATCTTTATATGCTTCTAATATTAATAAAGCATATTGTGAAAATAGATGGTATGATTGGATAATAACTCCAAATTATTATTTAGGAAATACATATTTTAAAGACATTGGTAAATATACTGATCTAGATGTTAATAAATGTTATAAGCCATGTGAAGGTGATTATATGCCATTTATGACAGAAAAGAATGAATTTATGTGTATTCCTAAAAAATATTATGGAAGTGGTATATTTAATAATAAATATATGTTTTGTCCATTAGGTTTAATTAATTTAATTGGTAATTTTGCGGCAACATTAAAACCAGAGAATAATGCTCATGATAAAAATGGAATAAATGCTAATAATGATTATAACTTTATTTTATATAAATTAATTTTAGAATATAATTTAAAAACAAATGTTGATTCAAATATTTATTCAGTCCAAGAAAATATATCAAATATTGCTATTAATTATAATAATGTAAAAGATGATTTTAAAGATATTTTTTATGAATTTAATAATTCAATCAATGACAATATTTTAAAAAATTTTATAAATTCTCAAAATCAAGATTATTATTATTCTCCTAATTTTACTTACAAAAGTCCATTATTTAATGAAAAAGATCCAGAAATGTATACATTAAAAGGATTACAAGCTAATAATTTATTGACAGATCCTATATTAATTCATACATGGGTATTAGCTAATATTTTTAAACCTTATCCCGTTGATAGTAATATAGATAAAAGAGGATTATCATCTCAAACTAAAATAACTTATAATAATAATTCAACTAGTCGTTTATTATATGATGCTTTGTATGAAAAAATGACAGATAATGATGATTCATTGAGACATTATAAGGCAAGTAGATTAAAAAATATTTTTTTTAAGGCTGTTAATATTTGTTATGATAATATGACTGATTTTAGTAAAAATATTATTCTTAATACAATAAATGCTTTAAATAATAATAAATTAATATCATATATATATTCTGAAAAATTATATCTTACAACTGGACATATGCTAACAGGTGTTCTTACTAACTTTCAGAATTTTAATATTGGTATTAATGATATTCAAACATTAAAACAAGTATTAACACAGACTGAATTAGAGAAATTTGTGCCATATAAATATTATGATGATAAAAATATAGCAGATATAAAAAAAAATTATACTTTTGTAGATATTACAAAAGGCGATAATATTAATTCACCTACATTAGAATTTAATAATTATTTATTTGCTTATGAAGATTTAGAAAAACAATCATGTCTTCCTGGAAATATGTTTGATAATAAAACTAATACATGTAAGCCAATACCTCCAAAACCTGACGCTGGAACAATTGATAATACTGATAATTTTGATGATGGATTACAAATTCCACGATTAAAAACAATATTTTATCAATTTTTAAAAATAATAATAGCAATTATAATAATTTATGTAATATACTTTTTATATAATATATGGTATGAATCAATTGTTGAATTTTTCAATTATGCTTATCTTAAAACAGTATCTGCGGGTTACGGAGTTTCTTCATTCTTAAATGAAGATAAGAAATCTGATAATGAATATTATAAACAAAAATTATTATTAGAAAATTTGAAAATAAATAAAGAAAAATTAGATGATTATATAGAAAGATTACCAAAAAAATCTAAATAGAATCTTTATTTATACAACTTGAAAATGTTTTTCGATGTAAATCATGAATACCATATTTATTAATGGCATTTCTATGATTTAAAGTCGCATATCCCATATTTTTAAGTAAATCATATTTATTTAAATCAGGGTTTTCATTAACAATTTTAATTATTTCATTGTCATGATGATCTTTTGCCAATATTGAAGCAGCTGCGATATTTATATAAGTTTGATCACCTTTTGTAATACAATTAAATTCAATAACTTCATCGTCATTATCAGGACTAATAATAGGTTTAAAATAATTACCATCAACTAAAATAGATGTAAATTTCTTATTTTTATATGCTTGAAATAATGCTCGGTGCATTGCCTTGATTGATGATTGGAGTATATTTATTTCATCAATTTCCTTAGGAGAACAAATGCCAATTCCAAATGTTAAAGCTTTTTCTTTTATATATTGAGCTAAAATAGAGCGTTTTTTAAATGATAATTTTTTAGAATCTTTAATTTGATTAAATAATTCATCATCTAAATCATCAGGCATTATAACAGCAGCAGCAACAACATTTCCAAATAATGTTCCTCTACCGGCTTCATCAACACCTATCGTATTTGTGTCAGATTTTAAATACATATTTGTTATTTATAATAATAATATCATTTTATATAAAAAAATTGATTTTAAGAATAAATAATTTAGTTATTATATAAGCAAAAATATTATGGATGAATTAATGCATAATTTCAATAAGATTTTAGACGAAAAAAGAGAAGAGATAATACAAATAGCAAATAATAAAAAGACGAGAACTGTCAACAATGATAAAAAAATGACACAAATTGAAAAAGATAAACTCCCAGTTGACATATCATCTACGCTAAGAAGAATCAATGAAGCAGCCGAAAAAAAGTATAAGGATTCAGCGAGATATAAAAAAGAGATTAATGAACAGAATTGAGACCCTTAACAACTTAAAAAAACGTCCATTTATTAAACAACGAAGTGAAGAATGGTATAAATTAAGGGAAACAAGATTAACAGCAAGTGATTTATATGATGCTGTTCATAGTCCTGTGTCTCTTATTAAAAAGAAAATCAAAAACGTAAGTTATAATTCATTTTCAATTCCTGCTTTAAAATGGGGATGTATGTTTGAAAAAGTAGCAATAGATGCTTATTCTCATATAAATAAAACAAATGTTCATGAATTTGGATTGCTTATTAATGATAAGATTGATAATTTCGGGGCTTCTCCTGATGGTATTACAGATGAAGGTATTATGGTTGAGATTAAATGTCCATATAAGAGAGAAATCAAAGATGGAACGATTCCTGATAAATATTATTATCAAATGTTGGGACAAATGGCAGTATGTGAATTAGATATATGTGATTATGTTGAATGTAAATTTGTTACTTATAACACAGAAGAAGAATATATTAAAAATGTTGAAAATTTAGAAAATTATAAACATGGAATTATTATTGAATTTAAAGATAATACATATTATTATACAAAACCAAATCAAGATTATAAAGATAATATTAATGAAGTTTCTGAAAAAGCAAATGGAAATAAGTGTACTTATTGGGTTCTTGAATTGATGAATGTTCAAAGAGTTAATTTTAATAATGATAAATGGAACAATCAAATTAAAGATAAAATTAAACAATATTGGCAATTATATTTAACAGAAAAAAATAATAAACCTAAAAGTTTATTTATTGAAGATAGTGACTGAATAATTTATTATTTAAATTTAATTTATAGACAATTGTATTTCCAGAAAAATCATTTTCAGTAAAACTAAATTTGTCTTTGTTATATATCAAACCATCATAAAACATTATTATTTTGGCATAACTTGAATTCAAATCATTAATTTGTTCTTTTATTTTTATGATTATATAAATATTTTTTAATTTTTTAAAATCAAATTTTAATTTTGTTTTTCTAATATCATTTATAATTAATTGAATGATTTGATTCGAATCTATAACAATACTATCTATTACAGATGTATATATTGTTTTATCAATATGTTTTAACATTAAAAATAATTTTACATAATCATCATCACTACTTAATTTATTCTTTATAGATGAATATTTTATGAATAAATCTTTATTGAATAAATCTGTATTACTTGATAATGTTAAATTGTTTTCAGTTGATAAAAAAGTATATTTTTCAACAAAAATATAAACAATAGCAATTAATATAAGAATTAATATTATTAAAATATAAAAATCACTCATTCTATAATAATAAAATTAAATATTTATGCCGAAGATATATAACCGCTTGATGATCCTTGTTCATTAATAATTGTATAATTAATAGGTATTATAATTTGTAAGTTATTTATTGTATTTTTAGCAATTAATGCTCTTGTTTGATATTTTAAAATATTATTAGAATATACGTATGGTAGTGAAACTGTAAATGTCTGGCTTGTATTTATAATAAAATTAATATAAGTATTTGCAGGTATATCAAAATTTGCTATATATTGAAGATTTAGCTTTGAAGGAACAAATGTAGTAGAAGAAGAAGTTGTTACAGTAGTAGATGGAATAAATGAATATTTTAAATTAATTATTTGAGGTTTATAAATATTATCTTTAATAAATATTGCTGGATTTATATTAGAACCTAATGATATTGAATTATCTGTTATATTTAATGATACTAATGGATTATCATTATTAAAAAAATTTATTCCATTTATTTTTCTTGAATTTGTATTTTTATTACTTGAATAAATATTAAAAATACCACTATCATCTATATTCATACTAATACAAACTTGATCACTTAAATTAGTATTATTATCGCAAATATTAAAATATTTTGAATTATTATCAGTGTGCATTGTTAATGATGACCATGAAGATAATTCATGATTTAAATTTAAATTAATATCTGATGGTGGTATAATAGATGAAGAATATAAATCATTAACTCTTATATTATTGCTTGAAATATCAAAAATATTAGTAATATTATTATTTAAATTAAGAATATCATTGCTTATAGCATTTGAAATATTTTTAACAGCTTTATTTGTTAATAACACATCTTTAACAACAATATCTTGTAAATTATTGAAAGCATAACTAGTATCATTTATTTGTTTTTCAGATTTCATTAAATTATTGTTAATATTTATTTTATAATTATTATGTGTATCATATAAATATGACATTAAAATAAAAATTAAAAAAAATATTATGAAAACAAAAATACCAATGAATATTAATAAAATATTACTCATTTAATCCTATCATTTAATTATATAATTATTATTTTAACATCAGAATCAATATCCTTTATATCATTTTTAGACTTCACTTCTTCATTTGTTTTTTGTTGATCATTTTTATCGTCAGATTCCTCTTCTGATTCTTCTTCTGATTGTTCAGAATTATCTTCTTCCTCCTCTTCTTCCTCTTCTTCTTCCTCTTCTTCCTCTTCATTTTGTTCAGATAAATCTGATTCATCCTTATCTTCATCTCCATCATCGTATTCATCACTATCTTCATCACTATCTTCATCACTATCTTCGTCGTCATCTTCATCATCATAAACATTAATATCATCATAATAGCCTCCTTTTTGTTGTTTTGGTGGTCTTCCTCTTTTCTTTTTAACTATAACTTCTTCTTCTTTTTTGTCATCATCATTTTTAGGAGGAACAACAACTGGTTCAACAACTTTCTTAGGTCTTCCTCTTTTTGGTTTTTCTTCTCCTTCTACAACTTTCTTAGGTCTTCCTCGTTTTGGTTTTTCTTCACCATCTTTAACAGCTGGTTCTTTTTTGGGTTTTACAGATTTAATAACAACTTTTTTATCATTTTCATCATTATCATCATTTTGATAATTATCTTCGTCTTCATCTGTTAAATCTAATTCTTCAATAGGAACATTAACATAATTACAATTAAATCTCATTTGAACATTCATAGTCTCTAATTCTTGACTTAATAATTTCATACAATAAGGTGTTTCTATAATACTTGTTTCATTTGTATTACAATTTGGACAAAACGCTGAATTAATCTTTGTTGAATAATTTGGAATAGTGCCACATTTTTTACAAACTTGCCATCTATATTTATCAGAACGTTCCATCATACTTTCTTGAATAAATCCAGAAATACCATGACTAATTAAACTATCACGTTCCATCTCACCAATTCTTAGACCTCCTTCTTTTCTTCTTCCTCCTGTTGGCTGTCTTGTTAGTTGAGTCATTGGTCCTTTTCCTCTGGCATTTATCTTTTCAGCAACCATATGTTTTAATCTGAAATAATAAGTAGGCCCAATAAATATTTCAGTATTCATTTGTCTACCAGTTTGACCATTATATAAAATTTCATTTCCATGTTTATGATAATTATGTTTTTCTAAATTATCATAAATAGATTTATGATCAATATCTATATAAATTGTTCCATCTCCAAGTATTCCTTCTAAACAACATAACTTAGCATAAACACATTCAACCAAATGTCCAATAGTCATACGCGAAGGAATAGCATGAGGATTAACAATTAGATCAGGTTTTATACCATCCTTAGTAAAAGGCATATTCTCTTCTGGCATTATCATACCAATAACACCTTTTTGACCATGTCTAGATGAATGTTTGTCTCCAAATTCAGGAATTTTAATTTTTAAAAATCTTATTTTACAAATTTTTGTATCATCATCAACGCCTGTCTTAGTATCCATAAAAATCTTATCAATATGACCATAATAACTATCATCACTTACAATAGAAACATCAGTATAAGTAGTTTCTTTAATTTGTTCTACAAAAACACCTCTTTTAATTTCTTTCAATGTTTCTTTTACTAAAACCATACCAATAACAACGACTTTCTGTCCTCTTGGAATATAAGAACCTTGTTTAATTATTCCATTTTCATCTAATAATGAATAATCAGCGCGTTTAATATTAGAAAGATTCTTATCTTTATAAGTCATTGGATTGGCGAAAATAATTCTTTCATAATCATTTACTTTTTTTGCGGTTGCTGTTATAGATTTATAATAAGAAACATGGAATAAGCCTCGATTAATAGAATTTTTATTAATTATTAAACTATCTTCTTGATTATATCCTGAATAAGTCATAATAGCTACTATTAAATTTACACCATTTGCCATATAATCACTTCCAGTATATTGAGCATGTCGTGTATTTATTATTGCTTTTTGTGGATAATGTTGAATAAATCCAAAAGTATCAAATCGTTTTGTGAAATTGGTGGCATAAATTCCAATTGCCTGTTTAGTTTGTGCGGCATGGAAAACATTACGAGCACCCGCATTATGATTACACATAGGAATGTTACCGGAAACTACACTTACAATAGTTGATGGATGAATTTCAAGATGTGTATGAAAATTGTTAATATCTTTATTATACATAGCAATCAATGATACATCCGTTTCTTGGGCGTCTATATATTCAATAACAGCCCCATCATTTTCAAGAATATCTATTATTTTATCAGATTGTAATCCCTTAAATCCATCAAGAGTATGGGGATTAATATAATAGTTCTTATAATATAAATCTTCATTCTTTTCCTGAAATGGACAATGTTTTCCAATAATCATATCAAACCAATTAGTATATTTTTTCTTAAAAATATTGACTTTTCCATTATTAACTATTATAACTGGTCTAACAGCTCTCCCAGTTTCTGTAAATATTCTTAATTCATTTGAAGCAACATGCCATGATATTGAAGTTAAGATGTTAATTAGAGCGTTTCTTCTATATGCTTTTAATATTCTATTAATCTTAATAGGATCATTTGTAATACCAAACCAAGTATTATTAATAAAAACCTTAGTTATATTTTTGTCTAATGGAAGTATATAATGTTCGAGTGGTATGACTCCAATGTCTAATAAACAAGCTTTAATAAATTCTGGGTCAGTTCCTGCGGCTACTTTTGATAAGAAAGCTAAGTTCTTTAAATAACCAATAGAACCACCATCAGGAGTTTCAAATGGACACATAATACCCCATTGTTGTGAATGAAGACGATGCGGACTTGTTATTTTCAAACTTCTATCAATAGGCATATTAATTCTTCTTAAATGTGATAAATATCCAATATAACTAATTCTTGATAAGTCTTGGACACGACCTAATTCAGGATCTTCGTCAGATGCTAAACCCCATCTACCTTTTAATGACTTGGCAAAAGTATCGGCAATTAAAACAACACGAATAAGACGATATATATTATCTTTATTGATAAAATTACTGAAATTATTGGTATTTTTCCAAGCACCATAATAATAAAATTGATCGAGAGTATCACGAATATCTTTTCTTAATTTGGCATAAGCTTCTTGGAATAATTCAGCTAATAAAAAGCCACTTATATTAATTCTTTTATAAAAATAGTTATCTCGGTCAGTCTGTAATTTAATTTTAAGACAAACATTAATAAACTCTTTTGTTAGATAACCTAAATATTTGCTCTTATTTTCAAAAATATTTATATTAGGAAATACATCAGCTGATAGAATGTATTTAACATGATCAGTTGTCTTATATTTTACTCTGAATTTAATGTAATTTAAAGCATCTTCTTGTGTATAAATATATTTTTTCTCACCGTCTTTATTTATATAATAATTATCACATAAAGATGGTCTTATGAAATTGGCAAAATAATTCTCTTCAACTTTTGTATTATTAATTCCAAAAATAGCTTCATAAATATCTTTATCACTTTCTAATCCCAGAGCTCTAAATACAATAAATAGAGGTATTTTACCTTCAACTGATGGTAAGCTAAGTAAAATGCAACCTTTTTGATTTGAATAATTTTCAGTAATATCATCACTATTTTTAACTAAATAGAATTCGACACTACGAGGTTTTAACAAAGTTTCACCAGAGTCTCCACTACATCTTATAAAGCCTTTATAACTAAAATTATCATCATCTTTTAATAAATTTGTAAAAAGACAGTTTGTTGTTAAAGTTTCTTGTGCTACTATAACTTTTTCTTTACCATCAATAATAAAATAACCACCACAATCATAAATACATTCTCCCAATTGTTGTAAAACTTTATTGCCATTTCCATTTAATATACAAATATCACTATGTAACATAATTGGAATACTTCCAATAGCTACATTTTTTAATGTAGTTGTAGTTACTTCTTGATTTTCATTAGTAATTCTTACAAAAACATTAGCATAAATATGAGTTTCATAAGTTAAGTTTTTAAGTCTCGCATCATTTGGAGTTAAAATTTTATTTAAAAGTTTATTATCATGTGTTTCTTTAATAATTGGATGATCAATAAATATTTCATCAGAATTTTCACCACCAACAAAAACATCAACTTGAATTATTTTTTTATTTTTATCATTATCATCATATTTAATCATAGTAATAGGATTATAAGACTTGATAGTTTTTGGAATATAAGTTTTAATTAATTCACGATAACTATCTAAATGATGATTTGTAAAAGGATATTTGTGATTTTTAAAATATAAATCTATAATTCCCCAATCGTCCATTTATATTCTATATATATAAATATATTATTACTACTTACTTATATTGGCAATATAAACAGGTTTATCATAAAAACTACTATAATTGCCAATAAATTTATTATTTTTATCATAATTATTAGGATCACTTGATAATCCATTTTGATTTTCTACAATTTTATTTTCAATATAATCAATAAAACTTTTATCAGTAGCATCTATAAAACCATTCGCAAATATTCTTAATCTTCCATCATCATTTAGATAAAAAATATAAGGTTCTCTTCGATTCTCGCTTTTATCTATAATTTTTACAGAACTTCCTGAAAGAACATCAGTAGTTCTTACATAACCTGATTTAGGAGCTATATAAGTTACTGTAAACGTTGATGATAATGTTACATTCATGGGACTCGGTACTTCATTAATACTTAAATAATAATAAATACTTCCATTTGAATTACATACAATCAATTGTCCTTTTTCATTTAAAGTTAAATAATAATTATCATTAAAAGAATATTTTTTTTGATTTATAGCAACACCTTCATTTTCATTTATAACTCTATCAGGAGTTAATAATTTATCACCCCAAGGTGGCTCTGTTATATAATCTGAATTTTTATTATATTTATATAAAGGAAATACAACTTCTTGAATTCCAGGATAAAGATTATTGATTAACATTAATTCTTTTATAATATTTATACTATAATCTTGACTATAATATGCTGAACTTTCTTTATCACCGTCATCATTAATATCTGTTTTATATTGTTTTTTTAAAAAAATATTTAAAACATTATTAATTACATCAACTGGTGTTTGTTGCATATTAGCATTATCATCGGGTTTTCCTCTACATTTATCAGAATCAAAATTAGGAGAATCTTTTTGAGTATAACAATATTCATTCAGCAAATAGCTGCTTAAACTAGAAGATAAAAAAGACATAATCTTTTCAGTTTTTGCCAATTCTTGGGGTGTTTTATTATTATTTATAACCTCTTCGACACCACATTTATATCTTACTGTTTGTGATAAACATTTAGATGGTAAAAATGGAGAAAATTTAATAGCATTATTAATATTATCACCATCATTATTTGAAAGTTGAGGTAACAATGATTTAAAATCTTCACCACCAGATTCACTTAAACATCCTCCGCTATTACATAATGCTAATAAATCTTTTCTATAAGTTAATCTCATATTATCTTGTCTTTTTAAAATTTGTATATAAGCATCAATAATATGTTTAGGAGCTTTTTTATTAGCTTCTCTGATTTGTTGTTCATCAAATGAATTAACTTCTATTAAACCATTAAATTCTATTTTTGATATTAAACTTAAAAAATAATATGAAGAATTTATAATATCCTTAAAATTTGTAATGTATTTATATTGATTTGTTAAAAATGGGAAGAAAATAATGACTTTAACATTTCCTTTAAAATCATATTTACTATGAGGCAATGAATAATATTTATTTTTAAGATTAATGTCATCATTATTTTTAAAAAAACTTTCCATATAATTTTTAATTGCTAAACAATATCCGTCACTCTTTTTAAGTTCAACTGGATATTTAAGCATATTATTATCATCAAAAATACTATCAACATATTCTAATTTTCGAGAAAATGCTACAAAAATTGGTGATAAAACTTTTATTGGAATTGGTGATTTTGTTACTTCATTTAATTTAGCATAAACATTATAAATATTATTATCAATATCATTTTCAATATTTTCCATTGTTGAATCAAATGTAATAGTCAATGATGATTTTGGTATATGATAATTATTATTATATTGATCTTGTGTCAAAAAAACACATCTTACATAATCAAGATTATTAAATGATAATGGATCTTGACGAACATTCTGAATTGCTTTACAAGCAACATTATCTTTATATACAGTTTTAGAACTACTACCACCCATATACTTATTATTTATAATACATTATTAAATAATAATAACCTGCTGATAAAAGTCCTAATAATAAAATAATAATAAAATAAGTTGTTATTAATAATGAACTATATCTTAAAAATAATCCATGAAATCCAATAACCAAGAAATATACTGATAATAATATAAATAGATAACTATTTTGTCTTATTTTTGAAACATAATTATCATATTTATTAATTTCAAGTGAATTTTTTGGTATATATAAAGTTGTATAATGTTTTTTATATTTTCGATTGATATAATTTAAAACAACTTGTTGATTGTCTTTTAATGGATTGTTATATGAAATATCTTTAAATAAAACATCTAATTTTATATAACTTTTATTGGTGTCTGATGCTATATAATTATTTGATATAAATAAATCAAGCATTGTTTTAGGATCAAAATATAGTTTAGTATTATCAAAATTATTTAAATCAGTATATTTTAAAATATCGTTATTAGTAATATTATTATTAATGAAAATATTTAATTCAGAAGGATCAAATATTTTTTCGATATTTTTAATATTAGGAACAATATTTTTATCAATTATTCCATTTTCTCTATAAATAACATTACATAAATCATAATAAGTTTTATAAACATTTAAATTTTCATCTTTATCAATATCTGATAAAGTTCTCAATAAACAATAAGATAAATATAAATAAACTATAAAGAAAATTACAAATGTTATTAAATATAAATCAACAGTATCTATAACAACTATAAAAAAACATGCTAAGCACATCAAAATACAAAGTATTATATAAAATAATGTTGTTAAAATGAAATCATAATTTTCATTATCAACATTAAAAAAATATTTATATAAATTATATCTTATTTTATAATATTCTTCCATTCTAACTAATAATTATTTTATTTAATTACATCCAGTTTCTAACTGATACATATAATCTATTTTATAATTGATATAAAATATAATAGCAATGGAAAAAATTATTAAAATCAACATACTTAATAAAAATAAATCAATGTATAAATTTGTTATATTCATTTAATAGATGTTGATATAAAATAATTATATATCATATTAATCGTTTTTACATACATATCAGCTATCCATACTATATATTCATGAAAAACAGTTGGACCAGCATTTATAACCATAATCATTATAATATATACTGAAATTAGATTATAAATACAAATAGTAATAACATAAATACTTGTGAATAAGAAAGCGTTAAAAGTTCCTGTATAAGATATTATATTTTTATTAATAGATGATATTGTTGTGGCAATATTCTCATTTATAGTTTCAAAAAATTCTATTTTATCTTGTGGAATACTTCTATAAAATGGTAATTCTTCGTGATAAGGTTTTATTAATTTCCTCTCGTTAGTATCTAAAAATGATATAAATGTATTATTTGGCGTCGAACCTTGCATGAGTTTATCAAAATAATCTTGGACTTCTGCTTTTTTAACATCATTTAAATATGTATTATGTTCAAGATACATATAAATATCATAAATTAATAAATATGAATATAAATTATTATTATTAGCATTTGAAGCATCTAAGTCAGAAAGTTCAGATGTTATTATATTATCGATTTGTTTTCTCTTAGATGAATCTTTTAGGACTGTAAAAAATGATGTATCAAAACTATCATTATCATTTTTAATAACATTACCTATTAAATTATCAATAGTCTCTTCAAAACCATTAACATTTTGATATTGTTTATAAGAAATTGATTTGAATAAAAATTTATAATATAATAAATGTATTATACTAAAAGCAAATATAACAGCTGTAACACCTAATAATGAATACTGATTATCATCAATATCATTTATGCTTCCTATTAATGTATATTTTTCATTTTTAGATAAAGGAACACTTGAAATAGCTACATAAATGACATAAATAATAATATAAAACATTAGAAGATAAATTATATAGACTGTTAAATTAAATACAGATAAAGATGCCATTTCTTCATTTAAAATATTCAAAATATCATATTTATAATTATCTTTTGTGCATTTTAAAATATTTTTAACTTTATAACTTAAAGTTTCTTTATTAGATGTTGATTTATTATAAAAAATGCTTGTAATTCCGATAAATATTTGAACAAATAAATTAATAACATTAAAAATTGATAATAATAATACAATAAGATACATAACAATACATAATGATGTAATAATAAGAAGAATTGATCTAAATATTTTTGCTACTAATGTAAAATCTAATTTTTTACCTTCAATTTCATTTAAATCGTGTTTACTTAAATCAATTAAACCATGCTTTTTAATTATCTCATCAGCAAATGATTTAATATTAGTATCATTTGGTTCACGCATTTTTAAACGATATGCTAAATCATTTCCTAAATTTCTAAACCTTTCACTATCTTGTGCTGTAACAATCTCACCTCTTTCAACTCTTTTTACATAATCATCCATAAAATCATTTGATTCTTTTAAAGAATTCATATTAACATCTTTTACACCAATAAGATTACTAAATCCTGTTTTTAATACATCAGCTTGTTTTTTTCCTTCATCTCCTAATATTTTATCTGCATGTTTTTCAAAAGCTTCATCTGCTGCTTTTGCCATATTAGGATCATTTAAAGCAACTGGTGGACTTCTTGCTAAATCTGTTATTGCTCTTGTAGCACTAAAAGCATCAGAAAATCCTACTTTTCTATTTTCCAATGCTTTATTTTTAATTTCATTTAATTTTTTTAAATTTTCATCTGTTTTCATATTTTTATCAAATGCTTCTTTTAATTTTTTTACATTTGGATCTGTTTTTGCTATTTCATCAATTTGTTCATCAACATATTCTTGAAACATATCTACATTTTCTTTTGTAACACCTTCTGGTAATTTTCTTAAAAGTTTAAATATATTAGTTCCAAGTCTTGCGCTATCAACAGCTGATTTTATAGGTGTTGTTATTCCAAGTTTTTTTCCGTCAGCAATTCTTTTACCTCGTCTAAGAGCGTTATCTGCTATTTCACTTAAATTTTTTATTCTTTTATCTTCTGATAATGAATTTAATAAATTATCAATATCTTCTTCTGTCTTTATTTTCTCTGGTGCTATATTTGGATTATTTACAAATTTTTTCATTAAACCTTTTTTGATTTGAGTTTTAAAATTATCAGCAACATTTGTTTTTAAATTTTTTGCTGCTTCAATATATTCAGAAGGCGAATGATCTTGTCTTGATGATGATGATGATGGTTGTATGGGATGTTTTAGATAAGGTAATAAAACGGATTCAATTCCTGATTCACGATCATTTAATGCTTCTGCGGCGGGCATTATTATATTCTATATACTATTTTTATAATATTAATAAAAAAAATTATTATTAATTAGATTCCATGTATTTTTTAATTAAATAATAAATAACTATTACAATCATCATAAAGAATACAAAATTATAATATGTGTATATAGATATCATTCGATATTTACAAATATTGTAGATATCAACTATTAAATTCTGTATTTCAGATGAAATATTATAATAATCATTATAAACATAATAATAAATGTCTTTATTATGATTAAAAGCTGTTTGCATTAAGATGTTATTATTATAACTTAAATCAGGTTTATTTAATAAAACAGATTCATAATTTAAATCTAAAATAGGATTTATACTATAATTATGTTTGGCAAATAATTCTTTTGCTTCATCATATAAATTATTACTTGTATAATAATACATTAAAGAAAATGTAAAAAATGCTGATGAAAGACGATCTTTATATAAAATACCATTTTTATCTTGTAATGTTTTAAATTTATCAATAGTTATATTATTATCATCATTATAAATTTCATTCATAATATCTTTGATATAATCATATAATGTTTGGATACTAAAATTAAGTTCAATATCATTACATTTATTTAACTTAAAATCAGAATCAAGAATATCTTTTTTATCAGTATAATTACATAATTGTTTCTTTTCGATATAATCACGATTTATATTTTTATAAAAAAATACAATTAAAATATTATTTCTTTTAGCAAGATTTATTAAATTATTGTAATTGATTGAATAGTATATAAATCCTGTTATTAATATTAATAATGATAATATAATAAATAAATTTAATGTTTCTATAAAATGTATTTTAAGACCTTTAAATTGAGGAGAATTATCTAAATAATAACAAATAACAATTAATAATATTGCTGAAAACATTAATAAAATTAAACTTGTATCAAAAGATATAAAATCATTAATATAAAAAATATTTTTAATTTGATAAAATTCAGGAATATCTCTTAATCTTATTTGATTTGAAAATGATTTTTTAAGTAAAGCATTAGCAGAATAATAATTAGCAGAAAATGTAAATAAAATTATGTAAATAAAAATTAATATTAATAAAACAATTAATATTACATTAAATATTTCATTTATATATGAACATCTTCCATCACTATCTTTATTTTTATCAGAACCAAAAGTTTTAGATATATCAGTTAAGAATTCATTTTTATCTAAAAAATATTGAATAATTATTAAAACAAATTTATTTTTACGAATTTGTTCAATTAATTCTTCTAATTTTCCCATATTTCTATTTTATAATGATTTAATAATCCATATAAATAAAAATATAATAACTGGATAACTTAATCGAACAATAAATTCTTGAATAGGGGATAAAACATTATCTGTTAAATATTGTTTTATATAATGACTTCCAATTCTATCAATAGAAATACCTAAAACAACTATTAAAGATAATATAAATAATTTTAAGACATCATTTCTAGACATAGCCATTCTATCCCAAAATGAATATTCTGGTGCTCTTTGATATTGTTTTTTAGGTGGTGTTTGTATTACTTGTTGTTGAGGATAAAAATTAGGAATTGATGGCTGATAAATTGGTGCTTGTTGTGGTGGTGGTTGTGATGATTGTTGAGAAGGTTGTTGAGATTGTTGAGAAGATTGTTGAGATGGGTGTGGTGATTGTTGGGATAAATCAGCACTTTCATAATTATCAGATAAATTTGAGTTATCCATTAAATCACCATTATAAGAATAAGCTATATTTAATTCAGTCATTTCTATTCAATAAAAATATTTAATTTTAATATCTTATAAATAATACAGAATAAATATGGCTGATTATAATTATGTTTTAAATTTATTTTCGTTATTATTAATAATTGGCATATTATTCATAATAATGTATGGTTGTCAATATCAAAAACATAGAAAAATAGAAAAATTTATGGATATAGATGATTATAACAAAAGTTTAGAAAATGAAAAAACACCTCAACAAATTGCTGAATTAGCTAAAAAAGTTGCTAATGATGAAATATCTATTGAAACTTTTACAAATATGATTGATGAAGGTAAATTTACAAAAGATGATTTAACGAAAATAATTGATTATGTAGGAAATTTTGAAAAGAAAATAACTTAATAACTATATTTTTGTTCAAATCTTTTATAAATATTTATATTATCTCTTGAATATGTATTATTATCATCTTCGTCTTCATCATCTTCATTAATAATTTCTTGTTCATCATTAGTATATTTATAATCATTATAGTTAATATTATAATTAGGATTTAATATTGAAGTAAAAGTATCATTAGAAATTAGTTTTGCCTCATAATAATAAATAGCAATTGTTATATTATGATTAACTCCTTTAAAATCATATAATAGACCAGTTGATGTAACGAATTGAAAAGTTATTTTTGTTAATTTTCCAATAGGATGAAATTCTCTTATAGGAATCTTAGTAATATTAAATGTAAGATCATTAAAACCAATACTATTTGTTCTGAATTTGGCAATACCTAATGTATTTTTCATATAAGATAAAGAACCGAATGAATGATCTTCTATTTCTGGCGAATGTAAAATAATATATTTTTCACCAGTAAGACATACCATTCCAGGAGGAATAACAGTAAACGTATTATTACCACTAACAGTATCAAAAAAACTATGAAATAATTTTAAAAAATTTATATTATTTGTATATTTATCTATATATGTATAATTTAAATTATTTAATGATGGTTTTGTTAAAAGGTAAAAACCCAATGATTCAGACATGGTACTATCTCTCATATTTAATATAAAAGGATAATCACAATCAAATCTTAAAATATTTTTAATTTCTGGATTATCTGTATCAAGAGGATTAGCTATAATATTACTATTAAGATTTGAAGACCAATAAGTAGAATTATAATTTGATGATATATTACTTGAAATTTCTTTATTAAAATATTGACAGAATGTAGCAATATTATAATCCCCAATGTTCATTTCAAATTTATTAAAAACACCATTAAATGTTGGATCATTTTCATAATTCAAAATTGTATTTGAATCAGATACTGTTTGAATTATATTATTAACCTCATCTATATTTAAATTTGAATGAATGTAATAATAAAAACTATTATTATATTTATCAATAGAATACATTGTTCTAGGAACACTAGAATCTATAATTTCAAAACCAATAACATTTTTAATAGCAAAATCAAGATTGATAACATAATAATTTGGGTCAGGATATGCTAATAAATCTCTTTGTGAACTATCTATTAAAACAACATAAGACTGTTTAATACTATTGTTTTTTAAATATGTTATATCTTCGACAGACATATAACTTCTTATATTAAAAAAAATGATTATTTTTTTAGATAAAAAAAAGCATTAAAATGAGAAATCACAAGCTTGTAAATAGAGCGATTGATTTTATTGAAAAAAATGTAAATAATTATTATATTGATGATTTATATACAATTATTAATACAAATGAATTTAATAACATCAATATTAACAATGTTTTGATTGAAATTATTGATATGTTAAATAACGCATTGATTAACAATAACAATAATTTAAATTTAGATAAAGATAGATTGAGAAGACATTTATTTGATTTAATCAGTTATCCTAATGGTATTGAATGTTGTCTAAAAATTATAAATCACTATATGACATAAAACATAGTGAATTATCTTCTCTTATTTTAGAAGGATTTTTTGTAATTGTTAATGGTAATTTAGAATGTTTAATAAGAAAATCTGTAATTATATCATCATTATATGGATATGTATATATTTTTTGTAATTCAACAATATTATACATCAATATTGTTTTAAATATTATATAAGCATATATATTAGTTTTACTTGTATTTAAGACATTTTTTGGCAAATTGTAGAGTTGATAACATTTATATAAGGAATATTTAAGTTCATCCATAAATATTTTATAAAAATCTAATTTATAATCTTCACTAATTAGATTAAGATGAATAATAGTTGCCCAAAATTCAACAATTGTTTCATTAGGATCAAAATCGTTATTGATTATATTAAAATGTTTTTTAAGTCTTTGAATATTACTTTGTTTAAAAGAAGAATGAATATATTGATTGTGATGTAATATTTCGTGTAATAAAACTTTTGGAAATTCTTCTTTTCTAACAATATAAATATTATTTCTATTTAAATATGTAAATCCTGAATTTACGTGTAAATATGATAATAAATTATTATTGATTTTTTTAGAAAATGGAGATAACAATAAAATCATATTAAAATTTTTATTAATATGTTGTGTAATCTTATATAATCTTTTTAATACCATTTTAATATGTGGTATATTTAAGGAAGATTCTTCTTTATATATGATCAAAATTGTGATATTTTTATATTTAAGGAACTTTCTTTTATTGACTGTATTTAAATAATTATTAAACGCATTATTTTTAAAAAAACCTGCTATATCTCTTTTAATCGATTCAATCATCTAATATATATGGAAAAAATTGTTTTAGTTCCTTGATAATACATAAAAGATATTTAGTATCTTTAAGTTTATTTGCTATTTTTAGTAACATTGAAGATTTAAATTTAAAATCATTTGATTTATTTATATCAAGTTCTTTAATACCTTTATCATCCCAATATTCTGCACGTTGAATAAAGGCATTAATAACATTAGATGTTATTTCATTTTTAAGATAATAAGAGCGTTCATCTATTACTGAATTATATTTCCATACATTTTTTCCACAATAGACAAATTTGTCTTTTGTAAATTCATAAATTACTTTTGAAACATCATAATGAGAACCATTCGACCCTATACATATATCAATATAATCATCAACAGAATTATTCATTTTTATATTTAAAAATATAAATATTTATACTTTTAAATAATGTCTGATAATCCTTATAAAGTTTTAAATATTTCTAATAATGCCTCTAATGACGAAATAAAGAAGGCTTATAGAAAGATTGCTTTAAGGTCACATCCAGATAAATTAAATAATATAACTGATATTAATGAGAAGAAAAGAAAAATTAAAGAATTTACAGATGCTACAAATGCTTATAATCAACTTTTAAATAATGAACATAATATGGAAAATATTCAAATTGATTATAATAATTGGGAAGAGACATTTGATTATATTATGAATAGTCAAATTTTCAAAGATTTTATAAATATTATGATTAAAAACAATGATACTAGTAAAATTGTTAAACATGTATTTAATTTAGATATTACATATTATGATTATTATAGTAAAAATAAGAAAAAGATAAGAATCTTTTTAAAAGATTGTACAGAACCTATTTATGTTAATTTAGATTGTAAAAAATATCCAAAGGCTGTTATAAATCATATTGATGATAATGATGTTGAACATGAAATTATTTTTAATTTAAAATTAGTTAATGAAAATTCAAATTATTATCATGTCACTAATTTAAATAATAGCATTGATATTATTTATGATATGTTAATAGATACTGTTGAATATATTACTGGAAATATAAGGGAACATGTATTTTTAAATAAAAATATATTAATAGTTGAAATAAAACCTTTTAGTAATAAATATATATTCAAAGGTCTAGGAATTAATAATGGAGATTTTATATGTAATTTTATTTATATACCAATTTCTAAAAAAAATTGGGATAAAATTTCTTCTGATGATAAAAATAATATAATTCAGATTTTTAACCGTATAAAATGATATAAAGATTTATTATTATATTAGAAATATAAAAATAATATGGCACCAACAAAAAAAGCTACCACACCAGAAGTTAAATCAGTTGAATCTAAACCAGTTGTTGAAGCAAAAGCAGTAGAAGTAGTTAAACCAGTAGAAGTAAAGGCGGTTGAAGCTGCTAAGGTAGAAGCACCAAAGAAAGCTAAGACAGCACCAAAAGCTGCAGCAGCTCAAAAGACAGAAGAAGCTGCGCCAGTTGCTTCAACCACTGATGAAAATTCAACTGGTGATGAAAAGACTGATGGAGCTCTAAATGAGAATGTTGTTCAAATTCTTGCTGATAAGATTGGTAATCTTGCTGTAATTATCAAAGATATTCAAGCGTCTCTAAAACCAGTTCTTAAAGAACATGATAAGCTTCGTAAGATTGTAGAGCGTATTCAAAAGAAGCGCGACAATGCTCGTAAATCTCCTTCTGGATTTGCTAAGCCAAATAAGATTTCAGATGAACTTTGTGATTTCATTGGTGTCCCTCATGGAACTGAGAAATCACGAACTGATATCACTCGATATATTAATGCTTATGTAAAAGAACATAATCTTAATAAACCAACTAATCGTCGTATTATCCTACCTGACGAGAAACTTAAAAAAATTCTTAAAATCAACAACAACGAAGAAGTTACATTCTTTATTCTTCAACGACTAATTTCTCATCATTTCCCTGCTTCTGGTAGTAAAGTAGCAGCCGCAGCTGCTGCCGCCGCAACTGTAGCTACTTAAAAATAGTCTTTTGTGTTATTTTTTTTATATTTATTTTATTATAATAGATATGATATTAAAAAAAGCAGGAATTTATAATTCAATAAGAAATAAGAAAAGTTATTATACAACTTTATATAAAAATAAAAATACATTTTATGTAAAAAAAAATGGAATATTATTTAAAATTACATCTAAACCAAGAGTTAAAAAAGGAGGTGATAATAATTGTGGTTTAAGATATGATAATAAAACTAATGATGCTTTAAATGATTTTATTCAAGCTTGGAGTGATCAACCAGCAAAAGCAAACGTTTCATGGTCAACTTATCAAAATGGATATTATATAAATAGTAATAGATATGAACCCCCCCGACATAAACATGATATGATTTGTACAGATCATTTAAATCATATTCATATATATAGTGCTGATATTTGGCGAGATTTTAATGGCAGATATAATATTCGAATAAGTTATAGTCAAAAAAATAAGGGTATTCCTGTTTTACTTGATTTTAATCCAGAAAAATTAAATGATCCTCCGAAAGTTATTGTAGGAGTTATTGGTCAAAATAAGAATTATAATTATTTAGGAGATTCATACAACTTAGAAGATTTATTTAAGGGAGCTATTAATTTCTTTAATCGTCTTTTTAAAGAAATTAAAAAATATAATGATCATATTGAAAGAGTCCATCATGCACGTAGATTTGAACCTTATCCAATGCCAAAAAGACGTTCCTTATCACCTGTTAGACGCTCTCCACCTAGAAATGATATTGGACCCATGAGAATAAAACATAAAAAAGATGATCATATTGCTCGTCCAGTTGCTTTATTAAGCAAAGCCGCAGTAGCTAAAATAGAAAAAAAATCACCATCTCCGCCTAAAAAACCTCTTGATCTACGAACATTGTTAAATAAAAAACATGGGATTTAATTAAATAATAATGAAAAGTTATATAAATCAATTGAATAATTATTAAGATTTGTAATTTCATTTTTTTTATTTATTATAAGATATTTCATGATATCTTTTATTATTTTTGTTTTATTTGAATTATAATCAACTTTAAGAATTTCATTTATATGATTATTGATTATTATAATATTTGAAATTTCTAAATTATTAATTCCAACAAATTTAATCAATTCTTTTTTTTATTTTTAATAATTTTTAAATTATTATATTTTTGTCTAAAATATAAATATCGTATTATTATAATTATATAAAAAGTAATTAATAACATTTTTATTATCATTTATCAAAAAATAATAAAATCATTTTTTTATTATACTTGTGAAATTATTATCGAGACTTCTTTTGATTCATTTAAGGACTTTATAAAATTCCTTAAATATATTTTATATTCATGTAAATTATTTTTATAGGTTCTTAAATGTTTCTTAACAACATTTGAAACAATTTCAGATTCTTGTTTAATATTTGTAAACATTATTGATTTTAATTCTTTTTGTTTATTCTTGATTAGGACATTAATAATTTTTTTTAAAATATCTTGTCGTTTATTATTTATTGTTAATAAATCAATCATATGATTAATTTTATTAATATCATTTTCCGAAATCTTAATAATTTCTATTATCTCATTAATTTGTTTAGTTATTTCATATTTTTTATATTTTTTGATAATTATATAATCAATAATAAGAAAAATAAACAATAAACAAATTACAACAATCATTAAAAGTTCATTATTTAAGGACGATAAATCATTTTTTTATTTATCATTATTTAATTTATATTTTTTAAGTTTATTAATTAACTTTTTCATAGTAAACGTATTTTTTCTTTTTTTTCCTCCACCCGCAAGACCTATACCAGATTCTACATTATATACAACTAAATATAATTTATTAAGAAATGATTGTATATTTTTATATGGTGGTAAATCAATTTGATAAAAACATGTATGCGATGATGGCAAACTATCAATTGATTTTTCTTTAATTACTTTTATATGATATTTTAATTCTGGTGTTTGTTTAAAATGATTCCAACCAGACCAAAAACGCAATAAATGACTAATAAAATCTAAATATTTATCTTCTGTCAATAATTCCATATCACCATCTTGATTTTTTACTGAAAATGGACGAGATAATATTAAATTAAAAAAAGAAGTAATTTGTATAGTATTTTGATTATCAATTGGATCACTAATAGCTCTTATTCTTTCTGTCATATTCTTCATAAATGCTTCTTTTAATTGTTTTACTTCTTCCATTGTTATTTTTGTATTTGATATTAACTTATCAATAACAGATAATGGTGTTTGTTTAATATTAAAACAATTTCTAACAATATTATTAAATCCATCTGCTATTGCTTGATAATATGGTTTAGTTTTAAGAGGAAATCTATATTTAGATATTTCTTCTAAATATTTGCCAAAATTATCTGACGTTAAATCATAATCAGATTCTACTAAGTCTGTTATCATTTCATTCGCACTAAATGTAAAATCTTTTAAGAGCAATGGATCTTTTATAAATACTTTATATGAATTATATATAATAGGTTTATCATAATATAAATAATAAAATTGATGATGATAAGTTGTATTAAAAATATTTATTTCAGGATAAACTAATGTGCTTAATATTGCTGATGATAATTTAAAAGGGATAGTAAATTCATTAATTAAAAGAAAACTTAATAAATCACCAAAAAATTTAAAAAAATTTATTTTAAATTGTTCTCCTTCATAATTAATATCAATTTTTTTAGAATCTGATAAATGACCATTCATAAAAGTAACTGATTTTCTAAAATAATTATTAAATTTAAATTCAGGATCGATATAATAATATCCTTCTTTATTTTCATCATTCTCATCCAAACATTTAAATATTTTAGATTCTTTCAATTCATTAACAACATCAGTAATAAAGTCTCTTGAAACACCACCTACATCAATACCTGCCAATGGTTGTAAATCAGAATCATAACCTTTAACCATAATTCTATCAATTTTACATAACAATAATTCATCTTTTTCAAAATCTGTATGAATACTTTTAGGATTAACAAATGAATCCCAATATACATAAAAAGCTGCTAATTTAGAATAATCAGTATAATAAATAAGTATTGGTCTTGGCATTACTGATGTTGCTGTAAATTTAGGTGATAATACGCTATCAATCATTTTTTTAAAAAATAAAGAATATTTACATGTATTATCATCTGCGTAAATGTTAGTCAATCGCACAAGTTTATTTTCTAATGATTCAAACCTTTCATCAAAACCTTGAAAAACAGAAGATTGAATAAATTTTAAATCTCTTTCTTTTTCTGTTAAAGGTTTTGATGAAACGTTATCTATAAAAACATTTTGTCTATCATAAATAATTAAATAATTTAATTTTTTATAAGCAACATCAAGAAATTCATTATAAAATTCTGTTAATTTTTCAGCAGCTATATTTAATTTTACAAGTGAATTAATTCTACTTCTTGGAGTTTTTAAAGTTTTAATATAATTAATTTTACAATCATTTAGTCCATCCATAATAATTTTTAAATCATCCTCAATTTTATTAACTACATCAAGAATTGTATTAAATTTAGAAGTATATATTAAATTACCAAATTTTTTATCTAATATTTTATCTATTTTTTTAGGATTTGCTAACTTAGTATAATAAATAAAACAATTTTCAGGTGTTTCTTCTTCTGATTCTTCTTCTGACGAGGAACTTCTTCTTGATTCATTTGAATTTGATTGAGAACTTCGACGAGGCATATTTTTCTTTCTATTATTTATTTTTTTTATTTTTTTTCTTTAATAACAATGATTTATAATTTTTAAGTTTTTTCTTTAATATTTTCATACTAAAATTACTTTTATTTTTTCTATTTCTTCTTCCTCCACCAGCAAGACCTATTCCCGATTCTACATTATATACTACATAATATAATTTATCAATACAGGATTGAAAATTTTTATATGGAGGTAAATCAATTTGATAAAAACATGTATGCGATGATGGTAAACTATCAACTGATCGTTCGTTAATGACTTTTATATGATATTTTAATTCGGATGTTTGTTTAAAATGATTCCATCCAGACCAAAAACGCAATAGACGACTTACAAAATCTAAATATTTTTCATCTGTTAATAATTCCAAAATTTTATGTTCATTTGTTACTTTAAATGGACCAGTTAATGCCAAATTAATAAAAGAACAAACTCTTATAGTATGAAGTCTAATTTCATCATCGTAAATTAGTCTTCTTATTTCATCTTTCATATTTTCCATAAATGCTTCTCTTAATTGTTTTACTTCTTCCATTGTTATTTTCGTATTTGATATTAACTTATCAACTACTGATAATGGCGTTTGTTTAATATTAAAACAATTTCTAACAATATTATTAAATCCTTTTGATATTGCTTTATAATATGGTTTAGTTTTAAGAGGAAAACGATATTTAGATAGTCTTTCTAAATATTTGCCAAAATTATCAGGTGTTAAATCATAATCAGATTCTACTAAGTCTGTTATCATATCGTTCGCACTAAATGTAAACTGTTTTAAAAGTAAAGGGTCTTTTATAAAATCTTTATATGAACCATATATATCTGGTCTATCATAATATAAATAATAAAACTGATGATGATAAGATTCATTAAATATATTTATTTCAGGATAAACTAATGTGCTTAATATTGCGGATGATAATTTAAAAGGGATAGTAAAACCATTAATTAAAAGAAAACTTAATAAATTACCAAAAAAATTAAAAAAACTTTTCTTAAATTTTTCTCCATCGTAATCAGTATTAATTTTTTTAGAATATTTTAAATTACCATTCATAAAAGTAACTGACTTTCTAAAATAATCATTAAATTTAAATTCAGGATCAATATAATAATATTCTTCTATATTTTCACCCTTTTCTTTTAAACATGTAAATATATTAGATTCTTTCAATTCATTAACAACATCAGTAATAAAGTCTCTTGAAACACCACCTACATCAATACCTGCCAATGGTTGTAAATCAGAATCATAACCTTTAACCATAATTCTATCAATGTTACATAATAATAATTCATCTCTTTTAAAATCACCCCCAAAATATTTATAACTGGATGTTTGCCAATATACATAAAAAGCAGCTAATTTAGAATAAGCAATGTAATATTTAAGTATAGGTCTTTCTTTTTTAGTTAAAGGTATATATTTTTCTTTTAATATTTCTTCAATTCGTTTTTTAAAGAATGATGAATAACATTGTTTTAATATATGATAATTTAGTAAGCTATCTTTATTAGAATCTAAATATGTATTGTTATAATCAGCATAAATATTAGTTAATCGCACAAGCTGATTTTCTAATGGCTTAAATTTATCATCAAAACCTTTAAAAATAGAAGATTTATTTTCTTTTAAATCTATTTCTTGTTGTGTTAAAATTTTTGATGAAACATTATCTTTAAAACTATCTTTTTTATTATGATTAATTATTAAAAGATTTATTTTATTTTCAACTAAATATATAAAAAACATACAAATATTTAGATATGTTGATTTTAATTCTGTAAAATTTGATGATGTAATGCGTTTATTTTTATTTGTTATAATACCATTATTAAAATCAAAATTAAAATAATATTCTGTATTTTCTTCAATAGAAATACCTTTTTCTATTTTTTCAATAATTTTCAGCATATTATTTTCCATTAAATCAATTTTGCGATTAAATATTTTAATAATATCAATAATTGTATTAAATTTAGCTTCTTTAAATAATTTAGTAAAAATTTTTACTAATTCTTCGCCATTTTTAAGTTTTATTTCTAAATCTTGTTTATGTAACGAAGTTCTTCTTGAAGAAGTTATAAATCTGGATGTCCTTGATATTTCTTCATCTGATGATAAATAAGATATACGACGTGACATTATTTAATTCTATCTATTATTGAAAATTATAATGTTTTTTATATAAAACTTTATTTATTTACTTATAATATGTCTTTAACATATATAAATGATGTATGGTCATTATATTTTCATGACCCTTATGATATGAACTGGGAACCAAATAGTTATAAATTTATTACTACAATTAGTAGTGTTGAAGATTATATAAATGTTTATAAGGCTTTTGAAGATTTATGGACGCGAGGAATGTTTTTTATTATGAGAGAACATATTATGCCTAGATGGGAAGATGAAAATAATAAAAATGGTGGTTGTTTTTCTTTTAAAGTCAATAAACAGGATTTTAATGAAAAACTATTTGAAGTTACATCATTGATCTTAGGTGAAATAATGGGAAAAAATGATTTAATTTCAATGAATATCAATGGTTTATCTGTAAGTCCCAAGAAGAATTATCATATTATAAGAATATGGCTTAAAAATAATGAACAAGTTAATAAGAATTTATATAACTTAATTGTTCATTCATATTCTGTAATAATGTATAAACCACATAATGAACTTGAATAAAAATTATATATAAATACTATTATTAATATTATTATATGTCATCAATTAATAATTTTAAAGATTTAGTAAAAAGTAAAGAATTTAATACAGTTATGTATGATGAATATTTTTTTGAAGAAGTTGCTAATGATGGTCTAAATACGCGTTATTTAAAAAGAGACAATTATAAATTAAATAATTTGAAAAATATTGATTTTCCTGATTTATTATTAAATTTAGTAAATGGATTTCTTGATAATTTAAATGTTACAATATTTGTTGAAGAGACTTATACAAAGAATAATTTAAACTATTATTGTAATATCAAAAGTGATTTAGAACATTATAAATTCATCGAAGATATTTATTATAACGTAGATTTAAAATGTAGTAAAAATAATGTTTTAGAAATTGAAACATCAATAGAAAAAAAATATGACGAAAATCAAATTAATGAAATTGATAAAATATTTTTAAATTTATTTTTAATATTCATGGAAAACAATTATACAAATTATGTTAAAAATAATATTTTCAAAAAAAAATTATCTAAGCTTAATCTTCACTCTTTTGTGCTAAACATAACTTAACTGTTCCCATTGATGCTATTGTATATTGTAGAATAATTGGATAAGAATTTTTGAGATAAATTTCAACAGTCGAACATAAATTAGTACATTTAGTAAAGATGCTTAAATATTTAAGACTAAAAACACCTTGTATAATCTCTTGTGTATTGTCATTATTTTTTATTTGTATGTTTTGTGTTTCAGTAGCCAAAACAGTCTCTTGGCAACAAAATTCGCCTTGACAACTTAATATCAACTTACCACCAATATTTTTAATTTCAATATATTCAGCAAGATTATGCATGTCTCTTATTATTTTTTGTAAATATGCTGATGGCATTGTTATAATTGTATTAAAATCAGCTGGTGGTATATCAACATTAACGACATCTATATCTAACATTGATAATTTATAAGTAGTCTTAACATTTTTCTCATTATTTTCAATGGTTATTCCAAGTATATTTGGATCATTTTTATGAATAAATAAAGATAAAATATCACCATTTTGAATAGTCTTAATCAACATATGAAATTTTAACATATTTATGCCAACATACAATTTTTTTAAACAATAATATTTTTCAAATTTATCAGCATGTAATTTTAGATGAATTAGAACAATATGTGTATTATCTAATGCGACAATTTTTAAACCATTTTCATCAAATTCTAAATTTACATCCATTAATATTTCCTTCATAGCATCTATTACAGATTTTATTGTAGATGCTTGAATTGTTTTTATTTCTAAAATATAATTATTATTATTTGCCATATTGTATAAGTTTAAAATAAAGTCCTTATATAAAATAATTTAATTATTATGTAAGTATAATGGATTTCCTTGTTCTTCTTGATTACCTTTATTGATAATATTATTTATATTATTTAAATAATTGCTTGGAGACACATAACCTTTTCCCAACATTAGCGATTGATCCATAAAAGACCCCCATCCCCATCCATTATTATCATTTGACTCTTTTTTGGCATATTGTAATGCTATTATTTCATGAAGGGTCGAATAATCATACATTTCTATTTTTATCAATCATATTTTTCATTTCAAAATCAAATGAATCACAAGTATCTCTTATTTCATCCCATTTAGTTGTTTTTTTCTCAATAATAAAAGATGACATATCAATATCCCATAATTCAGTCAAAGTATCATTAACATTTGAATTATTTTTATTAAAAATTGTTTCAATATCTTCTACTGAAATATTTGCAGGGGCTTGCTGAATAACTTGTTCCATTATATATATTTATATTTAGATAATTTATCTTTAATATAATCCTCAGCTATTTCATATGCCATCACTTCAAAAGGATGTTCATTTTTGCTTGGTATAATATCATTAATTCCATTAGGAGTTATTGAACGATATTTATAAACCATTTCAATCCCATTTTCATCCATATAAATAAATTCATCTAAATCTGGATTGGCTCTTATCATAGGTTCAGTATCTCTTCGTCTCGATATAACATACTTATGTTTATTTAAATATTCATTCAAAGTAACTTTATCATATCTTTGTGATATATGAACACTTTCGTGAATTAAAAGTTTAATTAATTCAGAATCATCGTAATTAATGATTTTAGGTGATAAAAAAATAATATCTTTTCTTGTATGCGGAAAACCTTCTTCATAATCTTCACCAACTAATGAAAATTTCCATTCATATTTATTATCAAAAAAGTTTCTTGCTATAATAGAACATTTATCAAGTTTGCTTTTCTGTTCATCATTAAAATTTAAAGACGAATTCATTGCTTTTAATTTATATTGTTGAATAGATGAACATTTTCTGGCATAAATATCATAAGGAGACATATTTTGTATATATTTATCTTCATCCGCATCTAAAAATTTAATGGTTTCTTCATCTGATAAATAAATATTTGGTTCACTAAACTTTTCAATTTTATTATTTTTTATAAAAAATATAATTATTATTATTAACAATAAAAATAATAAAATACCAATCAAAATATAATTATTCATTATATATATAATGAAAGATTAATTAAATTTTCTTCTTTTTTAACAATTATATATTTATCAATTACCTTTTTTGTTATTGTATATGGAAATTTAATCAATTCATCGTCTACTTTTATAAACTTATTCATATTAATGTAAGAATAAATATTATTAATATTTCTTTGTAAATTTCTTACTCCATCTTCATCAACTGTTTTTTCAATTATATATTCAATATCTTTATCGCTGATTATAATATCATCTGCTTTAATATTATAAGATTTACAAATATCTTTAATCAAAAAGTTCTTTGCCAATTCGACTTTATTTTGTTTTGTATATTTATCAACTTTAATAATAGTCATACGATCTCTTAAAATTGGATTAATTTTCTCAATATGATTAAATGTAAAAAACATAATTGATTTCGATAAATCAAGAGTTATATCACCCAAGAATTTATCAGTAAATACATCGTTTTGTGTGCTATCTGTTATATGAATTAATGTATTTGTAATTTCTTCTCCATATCTACTCGTAGATATCTTATCAACTTCATCAAAAAAGAAAATTGGATTCATAACTTTGGCTTTAATTATTTCATCAACAATTCTACCATGTGTAGCACCTTCATAAGTATATAAATGACCTTTTAAATAACTCGCGTCAGATACGCCACCTAATGGAATAAAAGCAAAAGGATATTTAAGAACTTTCGCAATACAATCTTTGATCAATTTAGTTTTTCCAACACCCATCGAACCTTGAATACCTAAATTACATCCCTTAGCATCTGGATTCGAAATAAATTGTGCTAATATTCTTATTATTTGTTCCTTAGTTTCATTGTGACCATAAATATTAATATCCAACTCTTTTTTAACATTTGTTAAAAAATCACTAACAGCATTTACATTTCTGCTATTATTATTAATATTATGATAAATACCAAAAGGTATTTTATTAATTACATTAATAAGTTTATAAAATTTAGAATATTCAGATGAATGATGAGATATTTTATTAAATTCATTCAATTTATTTAATATAACTTGTTTATTACTTAAAGAAGTATTTGAAGTAATAATTTTAAATCTTAATGGAGTTTTTGAAGTATTCGTATTACTTATTTCTTCTTCTTGTTTTAATATTGATTTTTTAGTATCAGGTAAAAGACTATTAAAATATGTGATTTCTTCTTTATTATAATTATTCAATATATCATCTTTATCCTTTCTTTTATGACGATTATTATTCATATTTTTAATAAATAATAAAAAAATAACTTTATATACAACATCTATAATAATAAGACTTGCCACTTGAATTCTCATATCTCGTAATTTCAATGATCTCACCTTGTTTTACTCCAAGCCATTTAGCAATCACATCATTCTTTAAAATAAGTGGCAATTGTAATTTACTTTTAATTAAATATGTCTGCATAATTTCAGTTGCTTCATCGGAGCTTAATTTACGATGAGGAGGAACTAATTCATGTCTCATAGGATTAAATTGTAATTCTTTAATTTGAAAGAATTGTAACATTCCTTTCTTTTTTTGTAAAATTTTATCAATAATATTTAATTGTGCTATTGTTGGAGTTGTTAAAATATCATTATTGAAAATTAAAATAATATTATATTTACCATTATAACTATTCACAAAGTTATCTATATTTGATTTATTCTTCTTTAATAAGTCTATAATACTGACTCTTAAAGTCTTAGTTAAAGCAAAGATAATAGTTGAATTATTTGTATGAAATTCAATGACTTTATCATCATTATAGAACTCTTCACGATCAATATCTTGTTCGTGTTCTGAAAATTCATCAATATTTTCACCTCTCTCCACTAACATTTCTTTAATATTTTGAATTACATTGTCAATCTCCATTTTGTTAATATTTTGTTTTATCTGTTTATATATCATTTTTTTATTTTTATTTATAAATGACTAAAATAACAAGATTTTTTCAACAACCATCTGTATTTGAAGGTCGTTTAATAACGTGGAAAGAAGAAGAACCTGGATTTGGAGAAACTTATGACAAATATGCAAGTTGTTTTATGATTGATTATAATTATAAGTTAATAAATGAACTCGTATTATTATTACAAAATTATGATAAAGGATGTGAAAAATTAATTGATTATATTCGCGAAAATAAAAATCTTAAAAATAATAGTTATCTATTATCATGTGATAAAATATCAAAACCTGCTAATAAATGTATTGTAAATATTTTACTTCATATATACACAATATTGTCAGATATTCGAAGTAATATTATTTATCCTAAGTTTATAACTAAAAGTAAAGGCGATTTATATTTATACAGAGCATTTAATTATAATATGTATAAAGAAATATTTCCTTTATTTGAGAAAAATAATAATACTACACCATGTTTCTTATCATTTTCAGTTGTTGAAAATATCGCATTCGATTTTATAGAAAGATATAAAGATGTTAATGAAAAAACTATTTTTTGGGAATTAATAATACCAAATCATTTATTAAAGATATTTCATTATACTTATTTAGGTTATGATATAAATTTAAGAAATAAAAAACAAAAAATATATGGAGAATATGAATTCTTTCTTAATCTTGGGGCAATATTAAAATTAGTTGCTGTTAAAGAAAATGAATTTCAATCAATTAAATATTTGCGTTATACTTATGTATTTCAAGGTTGGGACGAAGAATATCAGAAGAAAATTGAACAAATGTCTTTCACTTTGTTTAAATGTCTCAATAATCCCGTCTAAGTAAAAACACATTTTTCCATAATGAAAAATAATAAATTAGATTATTTTGGTTTTCAAAATTAGAATCATCATTAGATACATAAATCTCGCTCATATTTATTATGATATAAGAATTTATTTTTAAATAAAGATAAAAAATGTCTATACATTCAATCATAGATTATATAAAAAAAAATAATATTGAAGAAACAAGTTATTTTAAAGGCGATATTAATGAATATTTGAATAATGGACAAATCTATATCAATCTTCTTCAAGTTAATTTTCCAGATTATTATGAATATTCCAATAATTCAATTGTTTTCTTTTATAATAATTATTGGATTTATTTATCATTTGATATTACAATGAACTATAAAGATATTTTTTGGAATATCTCAATATCAAAAAATAAAGATGATTTAAAGAAATCTCCTGTAATTTCCTTATATTAATTAAATACAATTAAGATACATATTTTTCAGCAATAAAAATAAATTGTAAATTTCTGATTCTTGGTATCTATTTCCATCTTCATCTATAAAATAATAATTATGCCCAATCATCATTATTATTAAACTTTGATTTTAAATCCTTTCCATCCAACAGCAGCAACATAAACGCCATAAATCTTCTCAATATATGATCGAACTTGAATTCTATCAGGGATTTTCTTACCTTTTGATACGTTTTCAACAGCCCAGTTTCTGAAATCATTATAAACTTCCATATATCCAACCTTCTCTTTGCTTGCTGGATCAGCAATAATTCTTTCATTCACATATTGACCAATGATATCATTATTATCCTTGTATTTCTGAGTAGCATTAATAACTTCTCTTGGCTCAAAGAGTTTATTCGGATTGATATGTTTATGTCTTTCGATTAGCATTGATAAGAAATATTCACTGTAAGTTTCGAATTTTTCTGATAATTCCAAGTCCATCATAAATTCATTACTTTTCTCAGGATCTGGATTTTCACAGAAACGAGATGTAAATTCAACAACTCTCAATCTACGCCAAACACCACCATCCTGAGAAGGAATCTCTGGTAACTCATTACAAGCTAAAATCATCTTAAATTGTGGCTTAAATTCATAAGGTTCTTTATATAGACCTCTGGTAAGAATTCTATCATTACCTGATAACTCTTTCATATAACCTACATTAATCTTATCATTCTCGTTTGGTTCTTGTAAAACAGCGAATCTTCTTCCTTTTGTTCTCTCTACTTCTGATTGTGCTGAATTAGATGCAGTTCTTTTCTGAGTTAATAAGGCGATTGGTAAAGTCGCATAATAATCACCAACGGCTTTTTGAATCAAATCTAACAATCTACTTTTACCATTACTACCTTGACCAGTGAAAATATAGAATCTTTCTTGGGCAATAGAACCGTCAATAATACAAGCTAATATATCGAGAACATAATTGCGAATATTAATATTTGTAAATACTTTTTCAAAGAAATTATTGATTTCAGTAATTTCATGATAATCTGGTGAATATGGAATATAATTTTTATTAGTAGATAGAGAAATATAATCATCAGGCATACCTTCTCGGAAAATATGCATCTTCATATCATAAACACCATTCTTAAATCCAATCAAATGAGGTCTACAATCTAATAATTCTTCAAATTTTTCATCAATAAATAAACATTTACATTCTTTCATTATATTATCTTTGTATGATGAAGTCTTTAATTTTTGTGCTATTTTTAATGCTTCTGTTCCTCTCTTATTATACATTGATTGTTGTGCTTGGTCAAAAGCATTATTATTACTAATGCTATTATAATAGATAGCTCTATCCATAAATTTACGGCAAATATCTTCACTTAATGCTTTGCGTAAATTCAAACCTTCACGTGTTCTAATCCAACAATGACAATCGCGATCATATTTATACCATGTATCTTTTGTAACGGCTTTATATTCACCTTTATATATGACTTGAATTAGCTTAGCAACATCATAATGAGCTCCTTCTGAACCAATTGCGATATCAATCAAAGGAATTACAGAATTATCAATGATTTCTTTATATCGTTGTGGATTATCAGATTTAGCCCACCATCTCAATGTTCCCATTCCTAAATGATCTTTTCTCATCCTATCCCATAGACTCTGGCATTCTCCTTCAACATAATTACTACTAATTTTAGAAAATTCAACCCATTGCGCCAACAATCGATAATCAATATTTCGCAATACCCAGCCTAGATTAATCCAATCATTATAACGTTCAGCTCTTGAAGGAGATAGACATTCTGTTATCAATTCTCTCGCTAAAATATAATCATCGTCATTCGTATAATTTTTAATAATATTAATTTCTTTTTTTAATAAGATATTATTTTCAAGTTTTTCTTTTAATTTCTTATCAATGGCTGGTAAAATATGCCTAATATATTCTTCGATTTCTCCGACCGCTGATTCTTTTGGAGTAGTTGCCTTTTTTTTAATATTTCTCATCGAGAATAATTTAATATATCCAATTTCTTCATTAGCAGTTGCAGTATAATCAATATTTACTGTTGTATCGGTAGAATTGTCATAATTATAGATTTTAGTAACTCTATATGCTTCGGAGTCAGGTTTTTTACTACCATACATCTGCCAGCAATTAGCACTAATAATAGCTTTATCAATAATATCTTCATATTCATTACATAAATATAAATCACTAAATACAATACTTGCAATATCTAATATCTTTTTCCTAATGAAGTGTTGTGTATTATTATCAATAATAATATGTGGAAAAATTATATGAAGTCCATCTTTGATTTTATTTTTTAACTCTGTTGGATATGGTTTTTCCATTACATAAGCAACATTACTTTCATTATCTATTTCTAAATATTTATTTATAACTTTAAAATAATTATCAATTATCTTAAAAATATTTCCATCGTTGTAAATGCGTTGTAAATAAGTAACACCGTTTTCATTAATAGGCATAGGAAACCTAAAATCTAGATCGACTCTTAATGGACTTGGATCTACTGGTTTTTCTGTTAGATGTAGATGTGCACCATTAGTAATCGCAAGAGAATAGATATTCAAGAATTCATCGTATTCGTCATCATTAATAAACAATGATAATTTTGGATAACCAATACTTGTATTCGTGAATGGTTTGCCTTTTTCAATTTTATGCTTTAAAATAAATGTTTTAAATTTATCTTGGGCACTCATATATATTTATTATCTAATTATATTTTTAAATTATAAAAAATCATCATTTTTTATTATTGCTATTTATAGATTAATATATGAATTTTTGTAGTCCCACAGCAGAAAATAAGGTAATCTGTTATAGTGAAAATACATTGCTAATTATAGCAAAAGCATGGAATTATTTAAAACCAAAGAATAAAATTTATATTTCTAATCCAAGTTTACTATTTCAAAATATTCAGAAGAAAATGGGAAGTAGAACATGGGCTTATGTTGATATTATAAGATTATTAAATAAAAATAAAAATGCTACTATTACTGAACTTATGAGTAGAATAGAACATCATAATTTAAGACCATCTCAACCAATGTCATGGGTTGATAATAAAACTGAATGGTTATCCAATATAGATATTGAGAAAGTTTTGCGTCAATATGAGAAAAATAAAAGTTTATTTTATAAATTTCATGGAGTTTATACAATAGATTTTGGAATGAAATTAGCAGATGGTAAATGTAAATATGATTATGGTTGTGATATTAATATGAAAAATATTATTGCGTCTGGAAATAAATTCTTTGGATTTATTACAAATTTATGTAAATATGATGAACCTGGATATCATTGGACATCTAGTTTTTTTGTATTAGATCCCAAATATGATAGTTATGGTGCTTACTATTATGATAGTGTTAAAAGACCTATTCCAAAATTATTAAAAATTGTTTTTAAAGATATTAAAAAACAAATGGAATCTATTTATTCTGATAAAAAATTTGTAACAAAAGTTAGTAATATAGAACATCAAAAGAGTAATACAGAATGTGGAATTTTTTCAATAACCTTTCAAACGCGCTGGTTATTATTATTAAAAAGAGAAGGTTATAAAGTTAAATTTGCTGATGTTATTAATTTTCATAAGATGAATGATAGTGTCATGAAAGCACTTAGATTTAAATTTTTCAGACCTAATATTAAATCATTACTTAAAAATTAAGCATCATTTCTTAATTAAACAAACATGGACAATAATAAAGAGATATTATATGAAATTGCTATTAAAATGGTAAAAGATAAACACAATATTAACGAATATCCACGTGAAAAATTTGATAAATTTTATTATCAAACATTTCGCAACAATCCTAAACCAGATAATTATAAGATCTTAAATAAACAAGTCCTTAAATCAATTGATGAAGAACTATTAATTAAACAACCAGAAGAAACTGATGAGACAATTGATGACAAAATTAAAGAATATGAGAAACAAAGGGCGAATATCAATATTATTACAAAAGGCGTAATAGAACCTGAAATTGAAATTCAACATCATCATAATGATAATCAACAATCATTAGATATTAATAAGCAAACAAATAATTATAAATATATTAATATTGATAATAATTATCATAATGGTCGTTCATTTATTATAAATACTATTAAAAATAGTTTTAACATCATTAATAAATATAATAATTATAATATTTATCCTGCTTATCTATGTATTCCGTCCATTATTAAAAATAAAACTCCTTATATCATATTGGGTATAACTGATGGCAACAATAATATAACATATACATTTATTCCGGAAATTATAAATGATGTTTGGGACATATGGAAACCTGTTAATGAAAAATATAATAATATTTCATTAGAAAATAATTGGAATATAAATTTATATGATTATGGAAATAATTACATTAATTTTAATGGATTTTATTTAGATATTTTAGAAGTTTTAGAAGATGATAAATATTTTAATTGTAAAATAAGAAAAAATCATAATTTTATGATTGATGATAAAATAAGAATTATTTTTAATAATAATGTATCACACGACTATTATATTAATAACATTGATGAAGATGTTATTTCTATAAATAAAAATAATATTAAATTAGATCAGTTTATAAATAGTCGTATTTTTAATTTTAAAAATCAAATTTCATTAATTTTTAAAATTTTTCCTAAATGATAAATGTTAATAAACAGATAAATACAAATATTATCATTGTTAATAAATCCATTTTATATTTTAATTTAATTTTCTCTGAATCATTTAATCTTGATTTCTCTCTTTCATAACCATTAATATTTATTATTAATAAATATACAATATATACAAATACAACCATTAAAAATATATGTGTTGTTATTCCTAGTGTATTTATATGCATATTCAAATAATTAACAAAAATTCTTAAAAAGAATGTATCAAAATTAATTATGAAAACTATTATTATAAATACCAATATATAACATAATATATAATAATATAATGATCTTGATAAAGTTGTCGAATAACTCATTTCAATCATATAATAAGTCATATAACTCGCTATTAATCTTAAAACATATACAACGCCAATAAAAATTAATTTGTCATTAAATGTAATTTTGAGTTCTTCTTCTGGATCTAAATTATTTGCTTTTACTTTTGTATAAAATAAATCATCTGTTATTTGATGTGGTATCTTTGGATTATTATAATCAGCTTCATAAGAATTTAATAATTTATCAAAAATATTATAATCATTTTTATCTATGATTTCATTTGATATTATTTTTCTCGTTGGATTTGCTGTAACAAATTGTTTTGTTTTGAATCTTCCTAAATCAACTGAAATTTCATCAATTTCTTTTTTTATATCATTTCCTTTATCTTGTAATTTTTTTACTAATTTTTCTATATTATCTTTTAAATTCTTTGGAATATCAGCACCGCCTCTAATAAATTTACTACCACCATCTATATGATCTTTTTTATCTCTATCATCTCTATCATATCTATTATATCGGTCATCTATTTTATTTGCTCTTATAGCATTTTTTATAATATCTATACGATTTTCTAAATTAGTATAAAAATTAAAAATTTCATCATAACAATCCTTTAAAATTGTTTTCCAATAACTATTATAATCTTTTATTGATTTTAAAATTGGTTTTGATTTATTTAAACTTTGTATACGCAATAATGAAGGACTATCATATTCTTTTAAATCTTGATTATCAATTACTTCAATAAATTTTTCAAGTTCATCATTTATTTTTATTTCATAATCAATTTTTCTTAATTCTTTTGATTCTGTATCTATAATACTTTTAATATTACTTAATTTTATATTAATAGTAGTTAATAATTGATTCAAATTTTGTATGTTTTCTGGTTTAGCTAAACTATTATCTTGTATAAATGTATCAATTTCGCTTTCATAGTTTCCTTCTTCGCCTATATCTATAGTTTTTCCTCCTAATTTTAAAGTAAAAATATCTTTTATTTTATTTATTAAAGCTTCTTTATCTGATTCAATTCTTTCTGGTTTTTTCTTAATTTCTTCACATATTTGTTTTATCATTTCAATTTTTTCTTGTGTAAAAGAATTGTCTTCTTGATCTTCACTTTTATAATTATTTTTTTCATTAAATTCGCGATATTCTATTTTATGATTATCATATTCATCATCATAACCACCTCCCAATAAAAATTTATTCTTCTTATTACATAATAATTCTTGTGCCATTATTTGAAGTTTATTATTAATATCATAATAATAATAATATGATAAAAATGGAACAAATATATCATAAAAACTATTATATAATTTTTTTGCTTCGCAATAATTATAAAAATCAATTAAAAAACTTATTATAATCTCATTAAATTTTTCTATTTTAATTAATTTGGGATTTATAAATAATTGAGGTTGTTCGATTGTTTTAATTTTTTGAAGTTTTTCTAGCAATTTATTTTTATTTATTCGTTTATACATCATATAAATCATCTGATAAGCAATTGATTTTAATGTTGTTTTATTTGTCTTTTCAATTTCAACATAATTTCTCACCAATTCACAATATATTTTAGATGATATTTCTTTTTCATTTCGAAATAAAAAGCTTGATAAATATAAAATAGAATATGTAATATCACTAAACGATTTTGGTATTTCTATTTTCTTTTCTAAATAATTATCAAAATTTATAATAGCTAAATTATTATATTTTTTCTTAAATATATTATCACTATATATACATATTTTATCTATAATTTCACTATTAATAACAAAATAACCTTTTTTATTTTCAACTGAAAATTTTTTCAATTCTTTAATAGATTGTTTTAATTGAATGTCTGTTAAATGAACATTAAATTCTCTCTTTAAATCGATAAAATTATATAAAGACAAGCTTTTAGAATCTGAAATATTATATGAAACATTATTTAATTTTATTTTATCATTCAATTTACCAAGACTATTTATAGTGATATAAGTTTTAAAAGAATCATAACCTATTAATTTTGAAATATCTTGAAGTTTTGAATATTTATAAATAAAGAATAATAAATATTTATTATTCTTTTTTACATGATAATTATAATCACTGTTTAAAATTTCAATAATATTTCCCAATATTTTATAATCTATAACATAACCATAATAAGGATATAAATAATTTATTAAATTATAAAAAATTATTTCCCTTAAATCAAAATAAGATGATAATAATACATCATTTTTAATAAATATTTTTATTGTTTTTTTTAATTTTTCAATAATAGTTAATAAAATAGAATTAATATATTGTTTTAATATTTTTTCTGATTTATTTTTTGTTATTAGCGAAGATAAACTATGTGTATTTAGTAATAAATATATTAATTCTTTATTATTTATTTTTTTAATTATTTTTAAATCTTTGACTTTATCATAAATTTCATCAAAATCATTAATTTTATTAAAACCTCCTGTTGTTGCTGGTTTTCTAAATAAATCTATTTTACCAAAGTGTTGTGTATCATCATTTTTATCCTGAATAAATAAATCACTGTCATTTATTGTAAGTCCTTCTGATAATAAAATTGATGGTATTGTGTGAAATTCTTTTATTTCATCATATCCGCTTAATCCTTGTAATAATGTTTGTGCTGTTGATGGCGAAGATGGTGGTGATGTTGGTGAAGATGGTGGTGATGGTGTAGATGATGAAGATGGCGAATGTGGTGATGTTGGCGAAGATGGTGCTGATGGTAATGTTGGTGAATACGGTGATGGTTTATGTGGTGGCGAAGATGGCGGGGAAGATGATGATGAAGATGGTGGTGATTGTGGTAAACTAATATTATGTATATTTGATTCTTCAACATCAATATCAAAAAATTCATCTGGATTAAAATCTTTTATAACTACATCTTTGTTTACAGGTAATATTTGTGGTGAATTTGAATATATAATTGATGAATTATCATCAGCTTTTTTATCATCGTCTTTACTATCAGCTTCTTCTTCATTATCAGGTTCTTCATCATTATCAGTTTTTTTACTCTCAGATTTACCCTCTTTTTTATCATCAGATTTACCATCAGATTTACCCTCTTTTTTACCATCAGATTTACCATCAGATTTACCCTCTTTTTTATCATCAGATTTACCATCTGCTTTTGTTGGGTTAAAAAGATTACTTAAAAAACTTGAAGTATTACCTTGTTTTGCTTTTTCATCTATTATTCTTTGTCTTTCAGCTATTCTTTGAGCTCTTTCAGCATCTTCTTTTACTTTTGCTTGATTTATAATATCACTTTTTCTTTTAATTTCTGGTTGTATTTTTAGTTTTTGTCCAATTGTATAATTTACTTTTGGTAATTCTTGTAATGTTCCTTTAACAGTTTCTTCTGAAACAGTAGGAGCATTTTCTTTAAAAATAGATGGAAGCACTAATTCATTTATATATTTTTTAAAAGCATCATCATCTTTAATATTAACTTGAATTAAACTAACTAATTCATTAACAACATCGTGAACTGCTGTATCATTAGTATCTATTAATTTTTCAATAATATCAACTGTATTTTTATACATTGTTATTAAATTATAACCAGCATCACCATTTAATTCTCCACTACTACTTCCAAAAAAATAAACATTTAATTCATCAAGCCTTTGTCTATCTTTATCTGATAAATCATTTTCAATTTCTAAGTCTTTTAATTGTTTATATTCTATATATTTATGTATTATAGCAATATCGCTATAAACATCTGGATATGTAGTTTGTAAATAATTAATGATAAATTCACTTAAAAATAAATCACGGCTTAAATCCATTATCTAATTTACAATAACAAATTTAATAATTAATTGCTACTATACTTGTTAAAGCAAATATAACTAATGAAAAATTTGAAATAGTTTTATAAATTTTATCCTTCAATTTAAAATTATAACTAATATTCATATTTTCATTTACATATTTTCTTTTACTATCATCGAGTGATAATATAAAAGGAATAAATAATAACAATAATAATATCACAATATGTAATATTAGACGACTATAACCATTTATATGAGTGTAAAAATAGAATAATATGTTTGGCATATAATTAATTGATGGATTGCCCAATAATTCAAAAATAGGATAATAGAAAATTATATTAACTAATCCAATTATAAATACAAAAAATAAGATATATATTAAAGTATAATACATAAAAGCATTTTTAAAATTATTTATTAAATTTGAATTTAACCCCCAGTAAACTAATGATAATGATAATAATCTTAATAAAAATGTAACACCAATAAATATACATCTATCAGTAAATGTAATATTTAAACGATCTGGACTTAATTGTGAAACACTTTTATATTTATTATAAATTTTTTTAAGTGCTAATATTTGTTCATCATTTACATTCTTAGCACGCGATGCGCTTGTTTTTATTATATTTCCAGTAGAATCTATTCTATTATTATCATTAGTTCCATCTGTATGAATAACTACATCATCTATTGATTTAGGTGGAACATTTGCGATTATAGGATAAACACTATTCACATCAACTATAAAATTCTCCATAGGTAAATTTGGTTTTTTAACAGTATAAGTATCAGCACCACCTGTATATTTTTTTGTATTTTCATCAAGAGCATTAATAAGACTATCATATTTATTATTTTCATCATTTAATAATATTTTTAAATTTTTTAAAACTCTTGTTCTTTGTGATGGTGTTAATTTACTTAAACCAGATGTTATTTTTGAAATTCTATTTGATAATTCTTGATGAAATATTTTACTTTCATTTGTTTTATATAAGAACTTATATAAAGTTGTTGGATTTGATAATCCTGTTAAAAATTTTATATAAAAAGCATATCTTTTAGGATTAAATTTTCTTACATATTCATCATCCATCAAAAAAGATCCTAAATTTAAAAACATATTTCTCTTTGGATCTCTGATATTTGTCAAATTTCTAAATCCAAATAATAGTTCTGACATTTTCTATTAATCTCTAATACAATAATGGATAAATATTATATTATAAACTTTCATTATTGACATATAAAAACCATATACTGCCTATTATTATTAATCCAAGAACAATAGATATCAATATATAATTATAAATACTATATAAATTAAAAAATATAAATCTTAATATTACTAATAATAATATTATTATTAGTATTATAACTGATATTGATATTGGATAAATATTATAAGAATTATATGTCTTTATTTCATTATTTAAATTATGAATCATATTATTAACTTCATCATCGTCATTATTAGGTTTAATTGTTTCATAATAACTTAACGGTATATTTTTTAAAGGCATATAATTAGTATCAAAATGCTTTAAAATATATGATTGATCGATGTCTTTACTATTACCTATAAAATAATAGTGTATAGTATTATTTTCTAAGCAACTCATATTAATTATATATTAAGATTTTATAATTAGCATCGGTTCGAATAGTATCACTGAAAACGCTGTTATTAATATTATAAAATTATATGATACATTATTAATATTATTTTTCATTTGTGTAATATCTTTATTATTCATATTAAAATATTGATTATAATAATTACAATCAATTGATAAATCTCTTTTAATTAGATCTTTATCTGTAAAAATATTATTATTAAAAAAATTATAATTTGTAATTACTGTATTTTTATCATCACTATTCATCTCTGATAAGTTTTCTAATAAAAATAATGTTATATTCAAAAAATGACTAACATTAGCACTTATTTTTTGAAAATAGTCACTCGTGGAACTATTATATAAAGGAACTGTTGGTGTTTTATCAGTAACAGCAGTATCTTTATTAGCAGAACTTGTTATTTCTGTAAAATTTTTCGTAATAAATCCTTCTATTAATGATATATTATCATTTAAAGTCTGTGATTGAATTTTAGAACATAGACTTGGATCAATATTTACAAATCCTTCACTCTTAATAAAATTTAATAAATTTGAAAATAATTTTAATATTAAATGAATTACATGAATATTTTTATTATATAATGTTATTAATGAATTATTATTGTATTTATTTTCAACAATTGAATCTTTGATATGATTATTAAAAGATATTATATTAGCTTTATCGAAATAAATTGAATTATTTAATATATTTTTATTTTTATTTACAAATTCATATGTTCCTGATGAATATAAATTGGGATCATTCATATAAATAAGATAATTTATTGTATCAATTAAATTATTAATTTTATTAGGATCAGTAGCTATTATATTATAAACTAAAACAACAAATGATGAATAATCAGTAATAGAATTTGTTGAATTTATAGTAACATTTAAAAAACTATTAGCTATATCTGTATCGTCTGTTATAGTATTTATATTATAATTATTTGTATTGAATTTATTATGTAAAATAATATTTTGATTTGGATTTGAAACAACTTGAAATTTATTATATAAATTTGGGGTATCATTTGTAATACCAGAATTTATTACATTAGTTAAACTATTTACTATAACATCATAAACAATTTGTTTTAATTTTGAATGATCATCACTATTAGTATTTAAATTAGGTGTTGAATAAACTGAATAAGGTAAATAAACTTTATCAGATGGTGCTTCAAATGTGCTTTTTGTATATTTAATATGATCAACTAAGGAATTAATATAACCATCATTTACTGATAATGTTTGATTAATTATAGGTTTTGAATTTTCAACTATATTTAATGAATTTAATATTTTACTATTTGATGAATTATTAATATTTGGTTCAATTAAATAAAGATTCTTATCACTACTAGTAAAAAATGAATTATAATTTATTTTAATACTATATTCATTATTATTATTGTCAATAATTTTATTTGGTAATTTACAATATCCAGTAATTTTACTATTAGCTATATTTGTATTAGCTTGATTATTCGAAGGACATACAATTAATGTAGCTGAACTTAATTTTGGTGTAGCAGTAGAATCAGGAGTATATGATGGAATAATTATATTTGAATAATGTTTATATTCTACTGATTGACAATTAAAAATATTTGAATAATATATATTCGATAAACCTGTCGCATAATTACTTATATTTGTTACATATTGTTCTAAATTTGTAGGTGTCAAACTAGTTAAATTTAAGCCAACCAATTCATTAGACATATTTATAATTCTAATATTACAAGCATTAAATGTATCGACCCCTGTTTTATCATCGCTAGTAATAAAAGCACTTGGAATAAGATTAGTTATATCATAATTTGATAAGACTTTTTCATTCAATTCTTGTAATTTAGAAATTAATACTGATGTATTTGCTTCATTTTTTGTTAAAGAAGTTGATCTTATATATATAATATCCATATAATATTGATTCCAAAATTTAATTAAATATTTAATAACATAATATAAAGTCATATAATATATTGTTGAATTAGTTTGTAATGTTATATATTGATTTTCATAGTAAAAATTAATATATTTTATTAGCTTAATAGACTGTTTTTTATCATTAATTTGAAGTGAACTTATATTATTTACAAAATGTGTATAAGAATCTTTTCCAGTTACTAAATTTAGATTTGAATAACAAAGTTCATAATTTCCTGTTAATTTAACATTTTTAATTGAAGAAGTTGTATCTATTAAATTATTATTATTGGCTAATATATATGTATTAATATTGGAAACAGAAGTAAAGTTATATTTACTAGGAACATAAGCAATATTTTTAATTTCTTGTATGATTGTGCTTTTATTTTTATAAGATGGATTATTATAATCAGATAAATCATTAGTATTTGAAGTAGTAATATTATTGGTTAAAGCATTATAAAAACCATCACCATCATTATCAGTTAATAATAAATTAAGTTTTGTATTTGCTACACTAATATCACTTTTATATTGTGCCATAGGTTCATAAATTATATATTTATTCAAATAAGTATTATAATATACAACACAATTCATTAATGTAATAATAATTAGAACACAAACTAAATAAATTAAACAATTATAATTAATTTTTTCATTTTGATAATAATAATCTAAACAAAATACAACAGTTATTAAGAAATGCAAATATAAAATAAATTTATCATTAAATCCTATCATTCCATAAGGAACATCAATAATACTTAATTTTTGTGGTAATTTTACTTTCGATTGTTTATAAATATTATATTTTTCATTATAAATTTCCATTGATTTTTCATATATTTTCATTTGAGCATAATAATCATCAACCATTTGTTTCTTTTTAAGATAATTGCGATCCCCTGTTTCTCCTGATGAATATGTAAAAGTTTTTAATAAATCTTCGCCATTTAATTTAGGTTTATCTATTAGTTTTGGTTTAATAGGTTCAATTTGTTTATATATATCATAAAATGATGTTTCGTCAAATGTAGTCATTAAATTAGAATCAGCATATTTATCATAAACATAATTATAGATACTTTTTGAGCTTATAAATAATATTGTAAATACTAAGTAATTAATCATTCTTTGAATTTTTACAGAATTTGATAATCCAGTAGCATCATTTGATAATTCCATAAATAATTTAAATGTATAATAAACTGTTAATAATAAATAAACAATCATATATAAATAATTAATAATTGAAGATTTAACATCATAATTAAACAATAATTTTATTATATAAGTTATTGGAACAATCAAAGTAATAAATAATAATACTATATAATTTAATGTACAATTTGGTATGTATTGGTTTAAAGGTTTTAAAAAATTTAAACAATAAACTATTCTTTTTATTATAGACATTTGAGGATAATGATTTGGTTCATAAAAAGGATAACATTCAGCTTTATCTAGAATAAAAGTTTCATAAAAATATAAACCATATGAAACAACAAATAGCAATGTTATTAATGTTATAGAAATTACTACTAAATAATTTAAATAACTTTTATTATAAATATCTTTTTTTAAAACAAATTTATCAATATTATTATAAATATTAAATCTTCGTGTTTCCATTTCAATAGTTTTATCTTTGTTAAATTTTTCAGTATAAGCACCATAATTATATAAATGTGTATAATTAAAAGAAAATCTTATTATATTATATAATTCATCAATTATCAATATAATACAAAAGACAAATGTAATTAACAGACAAATATTAATCAGTATATTTAATTTTTGTTCAAAATTAAATTCCATCATTTTTCTATATAATGATTATACATTAATATAAATTTAATATGTCCGTATGGATTAATTTTAAAAATAATTTTAATAATATTATTAGTAATTTTCATGAATATGACTTAATTTTAAAATCATATTCTAAATATGAATATAATTTATTATTTTATTCATGTATTGGTTTTCCTATTGATTTATTAATTGATGAATTTTTAAAAGTAAAATTTAATAATAATATTAATAAAAAAGAACTTATTTGGAATAAAAATATTATTTATTATGAAAATCAGAATTTTTTTGAAATAGATTTAAACAATCCTAATATTTCAAATGACTATTCTTTTTTGACTGAAATGTTGTTATTTATCATTAAAAATAAATCAGTTAGCAATAAAAAACATTTAATAATTCTTAAAAATATTGATAAGTTAAATGAATATTCATATATATTTAGAATTATTCTTGAAAAATATTATAATAATGTTTATTTTATTTGTTCCACGAATAAAATATGTAAAATAGAATCTCCAATTAAAAGCAGATTTTCATTGATTCGTCTAAGACTATTTACAATAGATGAAATAAAAATTATTTTTAATAATTATATTAAAGAAAAGTTATTAATTGAAAATAGAAATATTATTTTCTGTATTTTCTTAGCACAAGTTAATATAAATGAACCATTACTTATTACTAATGATTTCTGTAATTTTAACTATCCTCCTATTCAAGCCTTTGTAAATTATAAATTTGACATTTATGATATAAGACAGTTATCTTATAAACTATCTCAATATAATCTCAGTATTTTTAATATAACTATGGATTTAATAAAGATTTATAAAAAGAAATCAGTTGAAATTATAAAAGCAGCAGCAGAAATAGATTATTTACTTACTATTTCTAATAAAGGCAGAGAGCCTATTTATATTGAAAATTTCTTATGTCAAGTTTTATTATAAAAATAAAAAAATGAATATAAAATATTAATATAGTTTATTATTAAAGATGAATTTCTGTGAAATATGCCATAATATGATTTATATTAAAACTAATGATGCTAAACGACTTGTTTATTATTGTAAGCATTGTTCTTTTGAAAAAGATGAAGAAAGTAATACGGCTATTAAAATTTCAGAAACTATTTATACAGAAGATGAGCTTTTATATAATCAACATATTAATAATTATCTTCGTTTCGATCCTTCTTTAAGAAGAATTAAGGATGATAATATTAAATGTACTAATTGTGATATTCCAGATAGTGAAAGACAGATAATTCCTATTAAATATCATCCTTCAAACATGAAATATTTCTATGTATGTGATAATTGTGGTTTTACATGGAGAGAAAATAAAAAATGATTTTTTCTGAAAATTAAATAATCAAAATGTTTAATGATAGTCAAATTAAACAGCTTTTGAATCTAATTAAAGTAAAATGTATTGCTTTGAAACTAAAACGTATCAAAACAAAAGCAAAATGATAAAAAAATGATTGACTTTTTGTTGATTAATAGTAAGCTTAAAAAGATGCTTCTAAGAAGGAATTTGAGAATCAGGTTGAGATGTTTCAATGATTTGGATAAGATCAAGATCAAGAAGTTTAAGATCAATGAACGCAAAAATAAGACAGTTGTTTTTCACTACAACAAGAACGAGATTCTCGAATATTTCAAAGAAATGAAAGATATTTGTAGAGAAAACATCAAAAATCGTCGTCAGATCAAGATGGAAATGTTAGTGGAAAAAATTAAGGAAAAGAGAGCAGCAATTAAAAAAGACTGAGATAAATGAAAGATATAAGGAGTCAATTTTTGGCTCTTTATTCTAAATCATAAATTATATCAATTTCATTTGTATTTAAGGAACTTAATTTATCATTATTTTTTATTTGTTTTATATTTATAAAATAAATTTTTTTGTATTTCATTATTGTTGTGGGTTCATTATTTATTCTTATTAATATAATATCTTTCAATTGTCTGATTGTAATATCTTTATTATAATAATCAACATAAATACACTTAGAATAGGGACTTGTATTACAATAAGAACAAGATACCTTTATTTTTTCTTTCTTTTTGAAGTTACAACATTTAAAAAACATTTTCTTACTCTATTTTTCTTTTTTATTATTTAATTTGTCATTTATTTTTTTAATATTTTTTTCATTCAATTCATTAATATTTTTCATCTTTTTTATTAATTCTTTAAAAAATGTATCTGGATTATTTTTATAAATAGCATGTTTTAATTCACTTTCTCTTATATTATAATTTTCCAATAAATTATATAATAGTTTATCTTTTTGATTTAAATGAACACCATTACTGCTATAAATAGGTATTTTATTTGAACTACAAAACCTATATATTTCTATATTATCAAAAAGTTTTTCGTCTATATTATATTTTTTCTTAATTGTTTCTTTAATATTAGAATAAGGAGGTTCATAATTATATTCTGGACATTTTATTTGTTTATTTGGAAAATCACGTAAATTAAATTCAATATCATCAATAAAAACCAATCTATTTTCAAATACTTCTTTAATATTCGATTCTTCTTTTAAAGATGGATATTTATTAACCAAGTTTTCTATTATAATTTCATAAACATTACTTAAACTTTTACCACCATCACGTATTGAATTTTCTCTTGTAAAAATAGGTAAATTTATTGTATGATTAATTTTTTTTTGAATATTTGGAATTAGTCCATCATTAGCCCAGCTATATGTCGAATTTGTATACAAATATAATTCAAGTGGTTTATATTTTTGTTTAGCAAATTGTATAAAATCATTAGCATAAGGTCTTAATAAACCCTTTTCAAGTTCTTCTTCAAAGTTTATATTAAATAAACATTTATCTGTTATCTTATTTATTTTACAACTTTTACGCATATAATTAAGTATAATATGTTCATTAAGTACAGAATCTATATTTCCTATCAAACAATTATCTATATCAAAAATGAAAATATATGGTAGTTTTGTCATTTATTTCTATTTAAGAAAAAAATAAAAAATGATTATTAATATAAGAATATATATTTAGTATGACTTCAAATGATTTTAAACAACCTTTTGATGAGTGTAATAAGGTTTTAGCCTCTCTTGGCAATCAAAAGATTAGTAAAATGATTATGACTAAATATGAATTCAATTTAGTCATCAGTCAAAGAACTATTCAATTATCAACTGGACATATTCCATTTGTAACAATTGATAAGCCAATTAAATCTAATATGGATCTGCGTTTAATTGCACTTGAAGAATTAAAACAAGGCAAAATACCTTTTATTATCAAAAGACCTCTTCCAAATGAAAAATATGAATTTGTTAGAGTTAAAGATCTTGATCTAAGTGCTGTTAAATATATGATTGATTTGTAAATATATATAAACTTATTATGGTTTATAATAATTAAAAAATGTTATATTCTATTATTTTAGCATGTACATTAGATGGTGGAATTGGATATAGTAATAATTTGCCATGGGATATTAAAAATGAATTAAAAATTTTTAAAAAAGTTACTGAAAGTACAATAGGATATAAGCAAAATGTTATAATAATGGGTCGTAAAACCTTTTTTTCATTAAATGAAAAACCTCTTAGAAATAGAATAAATATAGTTATTAGCACTACTTATGAATTAAAACATCATTTTACAAATTTGCTTATTTTTTCAACTATTGATATGGCTTTTAATTATTGTGAATATAGGAATGAACATATTAATAAAGTTTTTGTCATAGGAGGCAAATCAATTTATGATCTTTGTTTAAACAATGCTAAATATTATAATAAGATTGAAAAAGTTTATTTATCAATTATCTATAAAAAGTATTTATGCGATACCTTTATTGATATTAAAAAAATATTAAAAGATTTTAAACCAACAATTGAAAATTCTGTTTTTGATCCTCAATTTCTTCATATTATTATGAAGAATAAATACCTTCCTTCTGAAAACAATCTTTTATGTCATCCTGATAATGCTGATATATATTAATAGCATTATTTAAAAGTTCATTATTTTGAATCATATATCCCTCAGCATTTTTATAATTAACTATTGCTGTTTTTAATGTTTCTACTGCTTCTTTAAACTTATTATTTTTAAAATAAATAAGTCCTAATATATGTTGAAAATCAGGATTATCTTTACCAAAAGAATTATAATGATCTTCTATTTTTTTTATATCAGTTTCATTATTATTAAGCATTTCGATAAATCGAATGAAATTAATATTTTGTAATAAAAAATTATTTGAATTTATTGAAGTTGTAAATATTCCTAATTTTGAACCTTCTAAGATAGTATGTTTATTTAAAATATAAGCACAAATATCTGATTTATTATCAGATATATATTTTGATAATGTAAGTTTTAATGGGAATCGAATAACTTCTAAATTATCATATAATCTTTGTCCCATCGAAGGAGATATAAAATAAGCACATTTTGATATCAAAACCTTAAAATATAATGTAGACATTACAATATCCATAGGCATTTTTTCATCATTATTTGAAATACATGCTAATAATATATCATATTCGTAAGTTGATAGTTTTTTCATAAATTCAGTAAAATTTGGCACATATTCAGGTAATAAAATGATATCATCTTCAATAATTAAATTATGTTTTGTTTTACTGTCTTTTATTAGTTCATAAGCTTTTTTATGCTTATGAAGATTAGATAATTGAGCCAAATTAAATCTTGTTTGTAATTTTTTAAATTCTTCATCAGCTATTTCATCAGGATTTAAATTTATACTCTTATTATATTCGACAATATTTGTTTCAATATCTTGAATAGTAGGATTCAATATATTAACAATATTAACATCATAACCACTTTTTTTCATAATTTCAATGATCGTATTTAAAGTATTGCTTAGTAGCATATTTCTTTTTTTTAAATGGTCGCTTTTTATAACATAAATATCTATATTCATAATAATTATATAAAAATAATTAAGTCTTAAATCATATATTTCAATTTATTTTTAATTCATTAACAGTAGTTTCTAACGTTGCTAATGATGCTTCAAGTGATTTTAGTTCAGCATTTACATCTGTTAAATCTACTTCTGGCTTTGCTTCAAGAGCAGCAATATGATTATTAACCTCTGTTAAACTTGAATCAAGTTTTTCTTGAAGAGAATATATACGTTCATTAACATCAGTAAAATCGACTGATGGTGGTTCTGGTTTTCCTTCAAGCGCTGCTAAACGATTGGTAATATCAGTTAGATCTACTGATGGCGCTTCTGGTTTTGCTTCAAGTGCTGCTAAACGATTATTGACATCTGTTAAATCAACAACAGGGGCAACAGCTACGGGTCTGGCTTCAAGAGCAGCTAAACGATTAGTAACATCAGATAGATCAACAGATGATGATGAACCAGTGCTGCCAGAAGTTTCGAAACGTCGTAAACGTTCATCAAATTGGGCTATTAATCGTTGAATATGTATACTGTTCATTTATATTATAGTTATATAAAAAAAATGACAATTATATTTATATATATTTATATTAAATGATAATTCCTATTCGTTGTTTTACATGTTCTAAAGTTATTGCCGATAAGTATGATTATTATCATGAAGAAAAAAATAAATTAAAACCATCTGATAAAAAAGATGATCCTAATCTTAAATTTTATAGCGATATTCATACAAAAGAAATTCTTGATAGATTAGGATTAATTCGTTATTGTTGTAGAAGAAGTTTAATGTCTTCGGTTGATTTAATGGATGTAATTTAATTTTTTATAATTAAATATAAATATGAATTTAATAGATTTAAGTATTGGTAAATTATATGAAAATTCGATTCAAACAGTTATTGATATTATTAATGAAACAGTTTATTTAATTGATAATAATAATTATTACAAATCAGATTATTATAATCAATATATAAAGATACTTACAAAAAATGATAGATTATTTTATATTGGTATAATTTTAATAATATTATCTTTTGTTATATATTTTATAGACGGAGCTTCAATTTAAATGTGGTATTATAATTATTATATAGCATGTTTATTATTGGCAATTGTATTTTATTTAATTTCAACAAAAAATGTTAATGTTTTGATTTCTATTATTATTATATTTATAATTGGTTATTTTTATTTTAATAAAATTAATCAATATAATGATATTAATAAATCTAATAAAGCTAATATAATAAAAAATTTAAATATCGATATTAATGATCGAAAGTTTATTAGCGATGATATTTATTATTTAAAGAAAATTCCAAATAAAATTTTATATCTTGACAAAGACGAAACATTATTAAATATTATTTTAAATATCCGATTTGTTAAACAATATGATTATGAAAAATATACAAATCTCATAAATTATTTTGAAAAATTTTATAAAATATACATTTTTATATTGGCAGATCGTTATGATATTAAACAGTTTTTTACAATTTTTATTTCTCTGCGCAATGCTATAATTAAAGAAATGTATTCAATGTATATTATTTTACCTCAAAAAATGAAATATAATTTTGGATTTGATTCATTTGAAGAATTAAATAAATCTATAAAAAATTTTATTATTTATTCTAGGAAAATGATAACCATATTAGAAAGATTTGGTTATTATGAAAAAAAAGTATACTATTTAGAAGATACTAAAATTAAACCTTATGATTATAATAATAGCGAAATATATTAATAAGTATCTCTTTCAGGAAATTGATTTATAGGAAAATTATAATTATCAAATTTTAAATCACCCATATAATAAGCATTTGAATATGTATCATTTAAATCACCACCTCTTTTAACTTTCTTTTTATAATCAGTCTTTAATAGTTTTATTAATATTAAGATTAATTTTAAGATATTAACGCGATTTTTAGAAAGATTTATAGGTTTGCCACCTCCTTTCATAACTCCTAAATTAAAATTTGTTAAATTTACTTGATTATTTAATAAATCAGTCAAAGAATCTATCGCAGATATTGTAGCCATTATTCTAATATATATATTTTTTTTAATATTATAACTTATTAAATAATAGTGTAAGTAGTAATGTCGATTATTCATCCTAAAATAGAAATAACAGGGAATACGACCGATATCCCATTTATTCATTTTGTTCAAAGTAACGCATGGACGACGAAAAACCATTGTCTAAGTGTTGAAGGAGGATATACAAACTTAAATGGACTTCTTATTAATGGTAGTAATTATAATAATAATACAATTTCATCATCGAGTAATATTGGTATAAATGTTACTGGTAATGGAAATATTATTTTTAGCACTAATAATATTCAACGATTAATAATATCAAGTAATGGCAATATTGGCGTTGGAACAAATTTTAATACAAATTATTTAATTAATATTAATGGTAATATTAATACTAATTTAATTTATAAAAATAATGTTGAACTTGATAATATTTATTTAAAAAGTATTGATAATGTTTGGGTTACAAATAATAATTATATTTATAATAAAAATCAAAATGCGAATGTTGGTATAAATAATTCTTTACCATTAGGAACTTTACATATTGGAAATTTATCTAATATTAGCGATGGAACATTTATAATTTCTAAATCAAATGTTCAAGGTAGTAATCGTAATTTTAAATTTGGTTATGATGATAATTTAAATTTTATTATGGGAGATTATGGTTCTTCAAATACATTAAAATGGATACCACAAATAATAATTAACTCTAATGCTTCTTCTAATGCTATTAATATCAATTCTAATAGTTTTATCGGAATTAATAACAGTAATCCTCAATATACATTAGATGTTAATGGAACCATAAATGCTAGTAATTTTATTGGAACAGGCTCAAATATTAATAATTTAGATTATAATAATATTACTTTAAATGTTCCTTCGTTCTCTAATTTAAATAATTGGATTAAAACAAATAATACTAATTTATATACATTATCATCGACTGTCAGTATTAATACACCAACAAATATTAGTAATTATAATTTGAATGTAAATGGTACTATTAATGCTGTTGACTATTTCTATGGTGATATTAATATTGAAAATATATATTTAGCTCAAAATGATGCAAGTAATATTTATTTATCAAAACAAAACGCATTATCTTTATATGGCACTTGGGTTAATAGCGGTATTAGAGATGGTAATAGTGCTACTATATATACATCTAATTTAGCAAATTATACTGTTGGTATAAATACATCAACTACAAAAGGGTTTTTATTATATGTGAATGGCTCTTCTTTTATTACTAATATGTATGGTGATGGTTTCAATATTACTAATATTAATTTTGCAAATATAAAAACTTCTACATTGCCAAATTATATTAGTTCAAATTCTGTTTATAATTTATTTTATGATAAAGTTTATATCGATAATAATTATTCAAATAGTATTACAACAAATACTATATTATCAGTTTTTAAAGATCAAAGATATACATCTATTTCTAATATTTGTCAAACTTTACTTGGTAATGGTACAAATAATGATGTTATTAATACTGTTGCCCAACAAATTGCTACAAATGCCAATTTTATTAATTATTTCAATTTTGCTTCTTTACAATCAAATCCATTTAACTATCAAATTAATTCAACTACAAGTAAATCATATATTGGTATTAATACCTCATATAATGTAAGCGATTCTTTAACAGTAAATGGATCAATACGAATTTCAAGTAATATTTACTCTTCAAATACAATCTTTGAAAGTAATTTACCTCTTAATAATGTTTATGTTTCATCAAATGTTTTAAACAATTATTTAACTTTATATCAAACTAAGTATATTGATGCTATAAGTCGTTTAAGTCCCTTAAATCAATATCCTCCCTTAAATAATATTTTTGATAATAATAATTCAAATGTTGTAAGCACATCTAAATACGGCAATGCGACATATATTTGTAATTTTTCTGATAAAATTCCAAATTCTATTAATAATATTTTTAATTTTAATACAACTAATTGGACTCCAACAAATCCAGCATTCAAATATACATCAAATTTATATTATTTTACAACAACAAGAGTAGACAATTATAATTATATTACACAAGCAACAAATACTATAACTTATTATGGTGAATATTTTCAATTATATACAACAAATTCATTTATATTAAATTCAATTAGCATTATTGTTAAGTCATTAACAGATGGCACATTAGCACTTGGTGCTCCTGATGGTGTCGCTGTATTTGGAACAAATGATAGAAGTGTTTTAACAACTTCAATTAGTACATTTAATAATTGGACATTAATTTATTTACAAAATAATATTTCAAATTTATATACTTCAAATCTTGTTACAAATTCTTATGAAATTAATAATTTAAATATTAATAACAGTAATCTAAATTCATATTCTTGTTATCGTATTGTTATACCTAAACTTGTTGGCGATATTAATATCGCAATTTGTCAATTAAAATTATTTGGTTATGAAAATCAATTAAACTGGTTCAATTCTGGATCAAACTTATATTATACATATGGTAATGTAGGTATTAATGTAATTGATGATCTATCTCCTTATGCTTTAAATGTTAATGGTGCTATTTTTACTAATTCTAATTTAATTGTTACTTCTAACATTGGAATCAGTAATATTAATCCGCTTGGATATTTACATGTTGGTAATGTCTCGAATATTAGCGATGGAACTATTATTGTCTCTAAAAGAGATACTCTTGCTAATCTTCGAAATTTTAAAATTGGTTATGATCAAAATCTTAATTTTGTTTTTGGTGATTTTGGTAATTTATCAAATGGAATTAACACTTGGACATCTCAATTTTATATAAATTCAAACGCTCCAGCGAATTCATTATTCATAAATAGTAATGGTTATGTAGGCATAGGGACAGTATCAATACCATCGGGAAATTCATCTATATTATATGTTGGCGGTTCAGCATCATTTTTAGGAAACATAATTACAAATTCAAGTTTAATTTTAAATAATGATAGCACATTTATATCAACTGGTAATAATCCAAATTCTTATTTATTAACTTCAAATATTTATACAAGTAATATTAATTGTTCTTGTAATTTAATTTTAACAACCGATGGATCTTTTATATCAAGTGGTAATAATCCAACATCTTATTTATTAACTTCAAATATTTATACAAGTAATATTAATTGTTCTTGTAATTTAATTTTAACAATTGATGGATCTTTTATATCAAGTGGTAATAATCCAACATCTTATTTATTAACTTCAAATATTTATACAAGTAATATTAATTGTTCTTGTAATTTAATTTTAAATAATAATGGCGCGTTTATTTCAACTGGCAATAATCCAAAATCTTATTTATTAACTTCAAATATTTATACAAGTAATATTAATTGTTCTTGTAATTTAATTTTAACTAATAATGGTGCTTTTATATCTACTGGCAATAATCCAAAATCTTATTTATTAACTTCAAATATTTATACAAGTAATATTAATTGTTCTTGTAATTTAATCGTAAGTTCTAATATTACAACTAGTAATTTTATAACCTCTAATATTACTGCTTTAAATTCAATAACTATTAATGGTATTTTAAATACATTAAGTAATGTTGGTATTAATACTAATGCTAATATAAATTATGGGTTAAATGTGAATGGTGCTATTTTTACTAATTCTAATTTAATTGTTACTTCTAACATTGGCATTAGTAATATTAACCCACTGGGATATTTACATGTTGGTAATGTCTCAAATGTTAGCGATGGAACTATTATTGTCTCTAAAAGAGATACTCTTGCTAATCTTAGAAATTTTAAAATTGGCTATGATCAAAATCTTAATTTTGTTTTTGGTGATTTTGGTAATTTGTCGAATGGAATTAATAGTTGGACACCACAATTTTATATAAATTCAAACGCGCCAGCTAATTCATTGTTTATAAATAGTAATGGTTATGTAGGCATAGGGACATCATCAATACCATCAGGAAATTCATCAATATTATATATTAATGGTTCAACATCTATTACTGGTTCAATTGATATTACAGGAACAATATCAACAATGGGCAATCTTTTATTAAATAATGCTGGAACAACTTCTTATATGACAACTGGAACTAATTTAAATGCTTATATTTCATCTTCAAATATCTATTCTAGTAATATAAGATGTACTAATAACATTACTTTAACAGGTGCTGGATCTTATTTAACTACTGGAACAGATGTAAATTCATATCTATCATCATCAAATATATATTCAAGTAATATAAGATGTACTAATAACATTACTTTAACAACATCTGGATCTTATTTAACTACTGGAACAAATACTACATCATATATATCATCATCCAATATTTATTCTAGTAATATTAGATGTACAAACATCATAACTTTAATTGGAAGTGATATAAATTCATATTTATCATCTTCCAATATTTATTCTAGTAATATCAGATGCACCAATAATATTACTTTGAATGGAACAGCTGCTTATTTAACTACTGGACCCGATTTAACTTCATATATATCATCTTCCAATATTTATTCAAGTAATATTAGATG